AGAAACAAGAACGGAAAGATTTATTGGCATATCTCTCAGGGGTATCATGCCCGTACCATTGCGATATTACGCAGCACATACGGGGCGATGGGGTGGTGACGATAAACTTAACCTTCAAAACTTACCCCGCAAAAGTTTATTAAAGAAAGCCATTGTTGCGCCCAAGGGCTACGTGCTAGTCGATGCCGACTCATCACAGATTGAAGCCCGAACGGTTGCATGGCTATCAGGACAGAACGACCTCGTGAAAGCCTTCGATGACAAACAAGACGTATACAAAATCATGGCATCTTCTATCTACGTTAAGGATGAAGAAGAAATTACGGCGGACGAAAGGTTCGTGGGTAAGACCACGATTCTTGGCGCAGGGTACGGAATGGGAGCCGCTAAGTTTAAGCTACAACTTCAAACTTTTGGGGTGGAAATCGAAGATGCGGAAGCGTCTAGGATTATTAACGTCTACCGTGAACGATACGGGCGCATACCCAAACTATGGAAGGAAGCTAATAGCGCCTTGGACGCTCTACGGAAAGGCAAGACTGCTCAAGTCGGGTGTCAAGCTCAGGCACTTAGCCTTACGCCATCAGGTTTTCTATTACCAAGTGGGCTCTACCTCAACTACCCCGACCTGAAGAAGGATAACGACGAGCAGTGGAGTTATGCAAGCCGACGTGGTCGCATCAAGATTTACGGTGGGAAGATTGTCGAGAACCTATGCCAAGCACTAGCACGTTGCGTTATTGGTGAGCAGATGCTTCGTATATCAAAGAGATACAAGGTTGCACTAACCGTACACGATGCGGTGATGGCGGTTGTTAAGGAAGAAGAACGTGATGACGCTATACGTTATGTAGCCGAGTGCATGAGTTGGAGACCTAAGTGGGCGCAAACACTACCGCTTGCTTGTGAGATTGGTGCGGGTACAAATTACTCGGATTGTAGTGACAAGAAGTCAATTGAGAAGTGGGGGTTGTAATGGCTATTTTATTTATGGGTACTGAATCCGACAAAGAACTATTTAATAAAACTTTAGAGCTTTCAGGTAGTGGGCATATTATGGAAGTAAACCTAGTGCCTACTACACCATATGGCTCAGAAGGCATGATGCCTGTAAAGGGTTATTGTATGGAGTACCCTGAAGGCGATATATCTTGCGTTGGTAGTAGCGGTTCCAATATGTGCGGTGGGTTCATGGGGTGCGAAAATGGCATTGTGTACTGCAGTTTTATTGGGGGTACTAAAAAATGACAGCTATTCTTGAATGGGTTGGTAGCGGGTTGATGAAGATTCTTGATATGTTCAAGAACCCTGAGTTGATTAAACCTGAACCACAAATAATTGAAATAAAAGAAGAGCTTGATGAACCGCTAACAATCGACGGTGTAGAAAAAGACGAGTTCCCAAAGACACTTAGTCAGTTGCTTGACAACTTGGATGCTACGTTTGAAGCGTATAAAACCCCTAGTTTTAATAGTTGGATTACTGCCGACGAACGGATTGGGTTAAAGAAGTTAGGTGCACACGTACCAAACCCTTGGTTGTTTCAGTCGTACAAGCACGGTAATTTAAAAGTATCAACAACTAAAAAGATGCCTAGTCTTATGATGATTTCTTTAGACTCTAGAGATACGCACGGCACTAAAAGTATTTCACCTAGCTTCATGTATGCAGTTAAACAAAAGGCGCCCCCTTGGTTTGTGCAGAAGAAGAAAGGCACCGTGTATAAAGTTGGCGCAGCTTACTTCCTAAACAAGTTATATTGGGCATGTGCTTGGTTGGTTGTTAAAGAAGACGGCACAGTTGAGCTATGCAAGGAACACAGAGCCGACCCAATCATTATTAAGAAAGGTAAACACAAAGGCTACGCATATAACAAAAAGGTTTACGACATGCCCGAGATATGCCACGACTGGGATGACGGCGAACATGTTTTAAAAGAAATATTTTTAAACTTATTTGAGTGGTGGATTAAACGTGGTGAGCGTTGGAACGTAACAGTTAAAAAGAATGGCGACAGAGTTACTTTCTGTGTAAACAAAGAGCTTACTAAGAAATATTTTGCCGACAGAGATAAGTCAGTAAAGACAAGCACAGGTCAAACTAAACGCATCATTCACTTTGTGAAAGAGCATGAAAGAAAGTACGGAGACAAGATACGCACGGTTAAGGAACACATCAGAGGGGTAAACAAATTCACATGGAAAGGTTATCAGTGCATTGTGTCAGCACCTGAGTTCGGAATGCGTATATCATCTGCGGTGTTTGATTTAACCCCTGATATAGAACTTAATGATGGCGAAGAAAGAGAAGGCTATGTATCAATGAGTAAAGTTGGCTTGATACTTGCCCAAGATGAAGAACGAAGAGCAGAAAGATGACAATGAAAAAAGTAGACTACAGCCCTGCCTACCTAGAGGCGAAGAAATGTTTAGAGCTAGCGCATGATGCGTTAGTAGCAGGTAAGTTTCAGATTGCGTACGACCACTGCTTGAACGCACAGGTTGAGATGCGGTTGATGACCACTGCGGTTAAGACTTGGCTACCTAGGAAAGAAGACTAATGAGCGACTTAAAATGGTCTTACTCGTCCTTGGGTTTATTCCAACAGTGCCCACGTAAGTATTATCACTTGCGGGTACTCAAGGATATTAAAGAACCTGAGACCGAAGCCATCCTATATGGCAAGCGTGTACACGAGGCGGCTGAGTTTTATATCGGCAAGGGCACACCGTTGCCACCGCCGTTTGAGCAGTTCAAAGAAGTGTTAGATATGTTGAAAGCAATCCCGGGGGAGAAGCTATGCGAATACAAGATGGGGTTAACAAAAGATATACAAGCGTGTGGTTTTTTCGACGAGAACGTATGGTTCAGAGGAGTCGCCGACTTAGTCATCATAAACGGGGATACAGCACGGGTAATCGACTACAAGACTGGTAAGTCATCTGAGTTTGCGGACGTCAAGCAGTTGGAGTTGATGGCGCTGGCTATCTTTAAACACTTCCCAAAGGTGCGTAAGGTCAAGACTGGCTTGGTGTTTTTGGTATGCAACGACTTCGTTAAAGCCGACTTCCAAAAGAAAGACGCACCGCTCACATGGCTCAAGTGGATACAAGAGACCGACCGCTTAGAGAAAGCGCATGAGACAGGTGTATGGAATGCGAAGCCTAATTTTACTTGCCGTAAGTATTGCTTAGTTAAGGAGTGTGAACACAATGGAAGAGGACATTACAGATGAATGAAGAAGACTTGAGAGATTGTTTTGCTATGTTTGCTATGTTAGGCATATTAATCCGTGGCGATGAAGTGCCTATAAAAACGGCGTATAACATAGCCGACCAAATGCTTGAACTAAAAAAGTATAAAGAAACCGAAGTTGGCATTGCCTCAGTTAAACGAGCAAGGAAAACAAAATGAACGAAGAAAATAAAGTGTGGCTTACCAAACTAAGAAACTTTTTAATCGTATTGCTTGTTGGTTTTGCCGTCGGCAGTATGGTGTCTAATGCTACGTTTACTTATCACTTGCAACAAGACTGCGACACAATGAAGCAGTTTCGTATTGGTAAGTTAGCCTACACGTGTATGGTGAAGTAATGGACTGGGCGTTATTGATATGCCTCATCGTGATTGTGTATCGCCTTGAGTGCATCTTAAAGGAATTGAAGAAATGACGTTACATGTTAGCGACGCCCAATACGCAGAGTTAGCCGCTTGGGTTCATCACTACATAGATACAAAATGTATTGTGAGAGATACAAAGATGCCTGGAAAAATGAAAGGCTCTCAATACACTTGGATGTTTTACCTGCGTAGGGGTTTGTTTAACCAAGAGTTTTTAATTAATGTTGGGCGGATGTTTATGTACCACATGGAACGAATTGACCCTAAGCTTAACTTTCAAATTACAGGTTTAGAAACAGCCGCTACTCCAATGCTTGCGTCTATACCTATAGTGGCTAAGGCTATGGGCGTGGATATAAATGCGTTTGTTGTACGTAAAACCCGTAAAGAGTATGGGCTATTAAATATAATTGAGGGCTTGCCTAACGATAAGCTAGCAATTATGGTAGATGATTTATGTAACAGTAGCAGGTCAATGGCTCAATGCCTAAAGGTATTGCATGCAGAGAATATACCTGTTGCGAATGTTGCGTTCACCATAGTTAACAAAAGCAATAAAAAAGTACACGACGAAGCTAGATTAAGAAGCGATATGTACTTACCAAAAGAAGTAACAGTAGTTAGCCTTTTTGATTTAGATGACTTTGACCTTAGCAATCCATCACACTAGCGAGTAGCAGATGAACGAGAACCAAAAGAAAACAACTGAAGAATACCGTAGCAACTACGACAACATATTTAAGAAGAAACAGGATGACAAACCTAAAGAGCAAGAAACCAAACCAAGTCCAGGGAATTGATTATGACGGCATGAATCAACAAGAAGTTGCAGATGCTTTAGGTATTAGCCGAACAGCAGTGCAGAACATTGAGAGACGTGCCTACAAGAAGTTTAAACGTGCACTAGCAAAACGATTGAAACACATTACAGATTTATTATGACCCCGCAAGAACAACAGAAAGAAGAACGTGAACAACGAGAACGAAAAGACAGAGAACGAAACGATTAGCCGAGAGCAGATTGTTTTATGGGCATACGAGGCTGGGTTCCCCACGAACTACGCACGTAATGAAATAGCAAGATTTGAAACATTCGCACGTTTGGTGCATAGATACTTAGAAAGGGACTACAAATGAGCATTGAAACAGTAAACATCGACAAGAAGCGCCCATCATTAATGATTGCTACACCCATGTACGGTGGTATGTGTACAGGTAACTTCATGGTTGGTGTACTACAGACTATTAACAAGATGCAGTCTATTGGTGTGCAGTGTTATTTTGTACAGATGGGTAACGAATCGTTGATTACTCGTGCACGTAATGAACTGACACGCATCTTTTTGGAGAAAGACTTTGACTACCTAATGTTCATTGACGCCGACATCGGTTTTGATGGTAACGCAGTTGCTCAGTTGATGGCTGCCGATAAAGACATTGCTTGTGGCATCTACCCTAAGAAAGAAGTTGATTGGGTTGCAGTTGAGAAGGCGGTTGCTCAGGGTAAGACTACTGGGTTAAAGGATTACTCAGGAGCTTTTGTACTGAACTTTGCACATGAGCTAGGTCAAGAGCTACATACGGATGAATCAGGTTGTATTGAAGTACGTCATGGCGGTACAGGCTTCATGCTAATTAAAAAAGATGTGTTCCATAAGTTAGCCGACAAGGTTCCTACTTACAGACCAAGTACAGTTAAAGATGCTAACGGTAACTATCTCAAACCTGAGACCAAAGAGTTCTTTGCTACTAGCATTGACGAAGGTGGTTGCTTGCTATCTGAAGACTATCACTTCTGTGAGTTGCACCGTAAGAACGGCGGTAAGATTCACGCTAACCCATTCATTAAGTTAGACCACGTTGGCACATACGTATATGGTGGCGACATTATTAAAGCGGGCGGTAACCTTAAATGAGCCTACCTGAAATTCACCTAGCCACAGACGGAGACCTGAACTATGCTCTTTTTAAGCACTCTGATGTTGTTAGCAATCATGTACGAGCTGGTGGTTACGAGACAGAGTTACAGACTATCTCCAATGAGCTATTGGCTGGGTATACTGATGGCATTGTTTTGGATGTCGGTGCTAATTTGGGAAGCTATGTTGTACCGCTCGCCAAGAGAAATTCTCATTTACAGTTTGAATGCTTTGAGCCACAACGTATAGTCTACTATCAGCTATGCGCTAACACTTTCTTAAACCGACTAAGTAATGTATATACACACAATGTTGGCGTGAGTAACGAACAGCGCATCACTAGCTACGTATTGCCAAACTATGCTGAAGAAACCAATATCGGCGCATTCAGTATTGACTTTGACACTCGCCTCAAAGACTACGAAGTTACGTCTGAAGGTGTTACCGAGCGCATGATAATCATTCCGCTTGACTCTATGCAGTATGAGAAGGTTCGCCTAATCAAGATTGACGTAGAGGGGCATGAGCTACAGGTGCTTCAGGGCGCAGAACATACGTTGCGTGAAAACAACTATCCGCCGATTATCTTTGAAGCTTGGACTTGGAAGTTCCCTGAAAAGCGTCAGGCGGTCTTTGCTCACTTGGAAAGCCTAGGATATGAGATTACGCAGATTGGGCAAAACAACCTAGCGCAGAGGAAGAAATAAGGATAATATAGGCTTTTCGCCTATAGGAGGGCTTATGCCATACGTTAATAAACCAAGACCATACAAGCACGAATACGAGACTTATGACGGCACAGAAGCTGTTAAAAAGAAACGTGCCCAGCGCAACAAAGCCCGTCGCATGATGGAAGCTGCTGGCAAAGTGCACAAAGGCGATGGCAAAGACGTAGACCATAAGACACCTCTATCCAAAGGTGGCAAGACAACGATGAGCAATCTATCTGTTAAATCAGCTAGCGCCAACCGTTCGTTTAGCCGTAACTCGGACAGTAGTGTGAAGAAGAACAAACCAAAAAATGGAAATAGTCGATAACAAAGCACTAGTAATAACGACGAGACGCCCTCAATTAGTAACCGAGTGCATCACTAAAAGCAAGATTATCGAATCCAATGGCGACTTACATAAGGTCGCCGTTCACTGGGGTTTGGACGAAGCTCAAGCCTTGGCTAAACTTAAGGTCAAGAAGGTGCCATCCCCAATCATGCGTGACTATGACTGGCCTGGTGTGTTCCCTCCGATGGCGCACCAAAAGGATACGGCTTCATTCTTAACGCTCAACAAACGTAGCTTCTGCTTTAACGAGCAGGGTACAGGTAAGACCGCATCATCAATATGGGCGGCTGATTACCTAATGAAGCAAGGTAAGATAAAACGCGTGTTAATTATCTGCCCACTATCTATCATGCAGTCGGCATGGCAAGCAGACTTGTTTAAGTTTGCAGTGCACCGCAAGGTTGGATTAGCATACGGGGACCGCTATAAACGCAAGGCAGTTATCAATAGCGATGCCGATTTCGTCATTATTAACTACGACGGTATTGAGATTGTTGCTGAGGACATTATCTTCGCGGGGTTTGACTTAATTATTATTGACGAAGCAAACGCATACAAGACCCCTACGACGAAGCGCTGGAAGACACTTAACGCTATTCTAAAGAGCCACGAAGATATGTGGCTGTGGATGATGACGGGTACCCCTGCGGCACAAAGCCCTACAGACGCCTACGGCTTGGCTAAGATGTGTGTGCCTGACAATGTGCCTAGATTCTTTGGAGCATTCCGTGACCAGACCATGACCAACTTAAGTAAGTTCCGTTGGATACCTAAACCAAACGCAAATCAAGTTGTTTTTGATGCGTTGCAACCTGCAATAAGATATACTAAAGAACAGTGCATTGACCTACCAGAGCTAACTCATGTTTTTCGGGACGCCCCCCTTACTCCGCAACAGACGAAATACTACAAAATCCTCAAGCAACAAATGCTTATGGTCGCCGACGGAGAAGAAATCTCCACAGTCAATGCAGCAACAAACCTCAACAAGCTGCTACAGATTTCTGGCGGTGCTGTTTATTCTGACAATGGTTCTGTTATTGAGTTTGATGTATCTAACCGCCTACGAGTTGTTCAGGAAGTAATCGAAGAAGCAAGCCACAAGGTACTTGTCTTTGTTCCGTTCACGCATACAATAGAACTACTGAGAGAGCATCTGAGAGGGGCAGGTATTAACTGTGAGGTTATTAACGGTGCCGTACCAGTCAACCGACGCACTGAAATATTTAAACAATTCCAAGAGTCTGAGTCGCCACGGGTGCTTATCATACAGCCACAAGCTGCGGCTCACGGAGTAACACTCACTGCCGCTAACGTAATCATTTGGTATTCACCTGTCACTTCTATTGAGACTTATCTACAGGCTAACGCACGTATTCACCGTAAGGGGCAGAAGAACCCTATGACTATCGTGCACATTAAGGGTTCACCCGTAGAGACAAGACTGTACGGTATGTTGCAAAATAAACTGGATATTCACTCAAAAATCATAGACTTATATCAGAGTGAAATTTCTCAAGAAAAATAAATAAAAATACTTGACAGGGTCAAGTTTATACGCTAATATTATTTAACAGGCGTTAGACCTGTAAACAACAAAAGGAAAAACTTATGGACGATAAACCATCAGTCGAACAACTCGTCTCCGTCTACACCAAGATATACACCAAGCGTGAGGAAGAAGAGCGTGTTTGGAAGGCTAGAGAAGCAGAGCTGACAGAACAACTTGACCTAATCAAACGTGAACTGTTAGATATATGCAAAGAAAACGGCGTCAAAAGCTTGAGAACAAAAGCCGGCACACTAATTCGTACAGTTACCACTCGGTATTGGACTAATGATTGGGAACACTTTCATAAGTTTATGCTTGATAACCAAGCACCTGACTTGTTAGAGAAGCGCATTCATCAAAGCAACATGAAACAGTTTTTAGAAGAGAACCCCGAATTGCTGCCTGCCGGGTTAAATATGGACAGCGAATACACAATCACAGTAAGGAGAAGTAAATCATGAACGGATGGGAACCAGTAGAAGAGGCGCCATTGAGGTTAGAGGAGTCTGAAAAGAACAATCTAGAAGCAATGATGTCGGCAACTGCAAAACCAAAACGCATTAAAGCAAAACTGCTTGATGACCCAGTCAACAGCCCAGCGCACTACACAGTTGGTGGCATTGAGACTATTGACTACATCAAAGCAAAACTAACGCCCGAAGAATTTATTGGGTACTTAAAGGGTAATGTGATTAAATACACATCCCGTGCAGGAAAGAAGCAAGACACGATACAAGATTTAGAGAAAGCACAGTGGTACATGAATCGTCAAATCAAGGAACTTAAAGGAGAAGCAAAATGAGTGAACTAGCATTGTTTAATAATAATTTACCTGACTACCTAAAAGAGGTAGAACTAGATGACGTTACCAAAGCCCTTGCAGGTGGCGGTGGTAGCAAGCGTATTTCTTTGCGTGGCGGCAAGTTCCGCATGGTTGTAAACGGCGAAGAAGTAATGACAAGTAAGAACGATGAGTTAGAAGTTGTTATCGTTAATGCGGCTAAAGAAGTATCTCGCCAATACTATGGCTCTGCATATAACCCGAAGGCGGATGCTACTCCTCCTGACTGCTGGTCTAACGATGGTATTGCTCCAGATAAAGGTGTTAAAGAAGCTCAGCACCACAACTGCGCCGAGTGCCCACAGAACATTAAAGGTTCAGGCCAAGGCGAGTCACGTGCATGCCGCCACTTCCGTCGCTTAGCCGTTGCTATGGCGCACGATGTTACTGGTGATGTTTATCAGTTGCAGTTGGCATCTAAGTCTATCTTCGGTAAAGGTGATTTAGAGCACATGCCGTTTGAGCAGTACGCTAAGTATGTCGGTGCACAGGGCTATAACCTAAACACATTGGTTACTCAGATGCGCTTTGACGAGACTAGCGATACTGCTAAGTTATTCTTCAAACCATTGAAGTTCTTATCCCGTGAAGATTGGGAAGCAGCAAAACGCCAAGGTGATACACCCGCCGCTAAGAACGCTATCCAAATGACGGTAGCGCAGACTGACGGCGTTAAGCCAAAGCTAGAAGCACCTAAAGCTGCTGCACCTAAAGTAGAGAAAGTTGTAGCTGAGGAAGTAGATGAGCCTAAGAAACGTGAAGACAAGAAGCCTGAGCCGACTGCCAAGCGTGACCTTAAGTCTGTAATGAGTGGCTGGTCTACTGACGACGAATGAGTTTAAGAGGCTATAGCTTTCGACTGGTGCAAGCTAACCAAGCTGCCGACTCCAAGAAGATTGGGGTTGTGCTTGGTCGGTACTGCATCGCTAAGGATATATCTGTCGCTGAGATTGCAGAGAAGTTTGATGTGTCTCGGATGACAATATATTCTTGGTTTACAGGTGTTGCGGAACCACATCGCTCGAAAGCCGAACAGATTGCAGCGATGCTAAAGAGAGCTAGGTTTAGCGTTTAGTTTACAGGGGTAGCTAGTTTGACGGAACGAACAGGGGATTCGCCGCACCCCGTGCTACCCCACCTTTATTGCGGACAGAGGCGACAATGGCGACAACAGATTTACTGACAGCAGTACTACCCCCGGAAGGGTGGTATTGCATCGTCGGCTTAAAACAAGAGGGACACCCAAGACAAGTCTTCATGCAAACGTTGCAAGAGGCTCAAGATGCTATTGATGATTTGTTGGCAAAGCAGTATGACGTTTACTTTGCATGTGCTAAGTACGAGAATGACACTGACGGAAGAACACAAAAGAACAGCACATACTTTAAATCGTTTTGGATTGACGTAGATTGCGGAGTTGGCAAACCATACGAAGACCAAGCTGAAGGCTTAGAAGCGCTAAAAACATTCTGTGAAACTATTCACTGGCCTTTGCCGACTATTGTAAATAGTGGTCGTGGTATCCATGCTTACTGGAGATTGAATAGTACGATTAATCGTGCTGAATGGAAGGCGGTTGCCGACAGACTAAAAGCACTATGCGTTGACCACGAGTTTCATGCAGACCCTAGCCGTACGGCAGAGAGCGCGTCTATCCTACGAGTACCTGAAACATGGAACTTTAAGAACGACCCACCTTTCCCAGTAGAGCTACTGAAGATTGAGTCTGAATCAGAGTATGACCACCTACGCCAGTTGCTTGGTGTATTGGTTGCACCTGATTACATTCCTAGGGGTTTAAGCGAAGTTACTAAAGCATTGATGGGTAACCGTCAAAGCCGATTTAAAACCATCATGATGAAGACAATTGATGGTAAAGGGTGCGCACAGCTAGAGCACATTGCGCTTAATCAAGACACAATTGAAGAACCACTTTGGAGAGCAGGCCTGTCAATAGCATGGCACTGCGTAGATAGAGATGAAGCCATCCATAAAATTTCTAGTGCACATCCATCGTATTCACCTGACGAAACGGAGAGAAAGGCGAATCAGACCAAAGGCCCGTATACCTGTGAGACCTTCGCCAAACTTAACCCGGATGGTTGTAGTGCTTGCCCAAATAAGGGGAAGGTATCGTCGCCGATATTACTTGGCAATGAGATTGTCGCTGCGGAACCGGATGCTCCGATTGTTGAAGAAACGCCCGAGGGTAAGCAGGAGAAATACATTGTTCCTGAACTCCCGTTCCCTTATTTCAGGGGGAAGACTGGGGGTATCTATGCGTCGCTTAAAGTCAAGGGTGATGACGATGAAGATGAAGAAAAAGTAGTAAACATTTATGAGCATGACTTGTATGTGGTCAAGCGTTTAAAAGACCCAATCAAAGGCGATGCTGTATGGATTCGGTTGCATCTACCGAAGGACGGAGTACGTGAGTTCTCTATGCCACAAACAGATGCACTTACATTCGACAAGCTAAGAGACAAGCTTGCATGGCATGGTGTTGTCGCTGCCAAAAAGCAGATGGATGCCATCATGAATTACTTAATTGCTTTCGTAAAAGAGCTACAACATAAATCACAGGTGGAAATTATGAGAACACAATTTGGATGGACGGAACAGAACGATGAATTTATCTTGGGTGAAAAAGAGATTGGTGCAGCTGGAACTACCTATAGCCCACCTTCTAGTACCACTGGCAGTTTGGCTGGGTTTTTGGCTCCTTGTGGTGACTATGACGAATGGAAATCGATAGTTAAAACTTATGACCAGCCACAGTTTGAGCCGCATGCGTTCGGTTTCTTTACTGCATTTGGCGCACCACTACTAAAGCACTTGAACCTCAAAGGTGCCATTATCAACTTGATTAACAATACATCAGGTACAGGTAAGTCTACTATTCTTAAACTATGCAATAGCGTATGGGGTCATCCTGAAGAGTTAATGTTGCAGTGGAAAGATACGCAGAACTCTATGATTCACCGACTCGGCGTGATGAATAACCTACCTGTTACGATTGACGAGATTACTAAGATGTCAGGTGACCACTTCTCTGACTTGGTTTACAGCATCTCTCAGGGTCGTGGTAAGAACCGTATGATGCAGCACTCAAACGAAGAGCGTCACAATGCTACCAAGTGGGCGACGATTGCTCTATGCTCATCTAACGCTTCTTTCTACGACAAGCTAGCTTCTCTTAAGTCTACTCCTGATGGCGAGTTTATGCGCTTGATTGAGTACCGCATTGAGGTTACAGACATCCTTTCTAAGGAAGAAGCTGACGCTATATTTAACCCAGTCTACTCTCACTACGGGCATGCAGGTGTGCAATACGCCGAGTACCTCGTAGGAAACCTAGAAGATGCAGTTAGCTTGGTTATGCAGGTGCAGCAGAAGATTGACAAGGCGGTTGGGTTTACTAGCCGTGAGCGATTCTGGTCTGGCACAGTAGCTTGCAACATTGCTGGTGCTTTGATTGCTAAGGACTTGGGCATCATTGACTTTGACGTTAAGCGTGTGTACGACTGGATTATTCAGGAACTAAAAGTTATGAGAACTGAGATTAAAGCCCCAGCTCAAAACCAAACCAGTGTGATTGGTGAGTTCATGAACGAACATCGTCGGTCTACCTTGGTTATTAATGGCGAAGCAGATAAGCGTACAGGCATGGAGCAAGTAGCCATCCTTGAGCCTAAGTTTGGTGACCTATTAATCCGCATCGAACCTGATACTAAGAAGCTGTTTATCAATGCTAAGCACCTACGCACATACTGCACCAAGCAGCAGATTACGTTGAAAGAGACCCTCAAGGGTTTGGAAGCCGACGGTATCTACAAAGGACAGGTCAAGAAGCGTCTATCCAAAGGCACTGATATTCAGTCACCTGCGGTTGATGTGTATGTATTTGACATGGATAACCCTGACTTTATTAACGCCGAAAATTACATACAAGCCGCTAAGCAAGATGCAGATTCATCGGCTGAACTTCAGAGTTAATTGGAAGAACTTTGTGGTTGGGGCATCGTTTTTTATCCCGTGTTTGGATACCGACGATGCCTTAATTCAAGTTAAACGGACCACGAACAGGCTACGCTATAAGATAGTATCCCGTGTTGTAATAGAAAAAGGCATCATGGGGTTGCGGGTTTGGCGTATAAAGTAGTATTATTCGCTCAGGTACCCTCCGTACCTCTTCAGGTTTGTTCATTGAAGTTTTTCCTTAGTGAGAGTGTTTGAACCCCGGCGTAAAAACCGGGGTCTTTTTTACTAGTCAGGGTTGCCGTACTCGGCCATGCCACCTAAGTCACTCATAAGTTTCTTGTTGATATTCATGCCGCCAGTCAATTGGGCAATCATACGCTGCCTATATTTGTCACGTATAGACCTAGACAAGTTAGAACCCTTGATACCTACAGCAGGATTAGACCTGTTAAACCGTGAGATTTTATCGGATACCCGCTCCAACATATCTGAGTCTTGGTTATCAAAAGCCATAAAGTAAGCATTCAATAGAGACTGACGTTTTTGAAGAATCTCTTGCTCAGCGGTCTTCATCTCTATGTTAGCTTTTTGACGTTGTGCAACACGCTCAGGCGCAAAGCCGATTGCTTGAGATGCAACTTCACCAATACCTAGGTCGTCTACAAGCACGTTACCCCTGATAGTTGTTGCCTTACCGTCGCCAAATGTGTCAGATAGGCGGATACCCTTAAGTGCATTCTTAATAATCGCAGGGGATGCAGTCTCTGCACCACGCCATAGATGTCCGTCTTTTACCTGCTTTAACGCTTCCATTGCGTTCACACCTAGACCCACAGATGGGCCCATTAGGTTAACCAAGAATGCTTGGAACGCAGTAACTTCATCAGGGCTGTTACGTGCATCACGGAACCATAAGTCATTCAAGCCCATACGGTCTGCTAAGTTAACACCTAGGGTTTGAGTAACCACGCCACGAGAGATAGAGTCACCTACGTAGCCACCGAATGTTTCAGCAGCCCAGTTCTTAAACCAGTTGTTGAAGTCAAATGGCTTGTCGGCTTCGTCTTCGTCACCAAACACAGCATTCAAAGCTTCCATTGTCTTACCGAGTGCCCACCATCCAGGCAATCCTGTAGCACCAGCAAACAAGAAAGTCATACCTAGGGTGCCCATCAAACGCTTCTTACCTTCTACACGTAGGTCGGTAATGTACTTATCAATTTGCTTCTGTAAAGCGTCACCTGAATACTCAGGCTCATTATTAATACGTTGAGTAGCATTAATCTCTTTACCGATGTCGGTGCGCTCATTGGCATCAAACTCTTTGTAGAAACCTTCGTATGCACTGCGTGCCAACATATAGGTCATCTGCTGAGAAAACTGCTTAAACTGCAACACAACTTTAGCCGTAGCCGATTGGAAGTAGCGTGGTTTATTCAACGTTGAGTAGTCAAACATAGACCTATAGGTTAGCTCTTTAGCTACTTCAATAGCTTTACCAACTAATTTGTCGCCTTTGTACCCACCATTCTGTGGCTTGGCATAGTACTCCATTGCCAAATCAAACGAAGACATAGCTACAACTTCACGGTTAAACTTCTCAGCACCGTGGAATGCACCGGACAATATCTTCATCATGCGTTGTCCACGACCTGTGTATAAGTTAGAAGGTGCTTCTGCTTGTCCTACTAGGTCATGAGATAAAGTAATGTCAATCAAACCGTCAGCTACAAATTGGTCGTAAGCTTTCTGTTGCAATGGGCTTAAAAGACCAGCTTTGTTAGACAATGACGGGAATGCCAAGTCACCTTGCTTATCTCTAAAGCCAGCTTTACTAAACTTCTTAGTAAACTCAAACACTTTCTTAGCAGCATTAGCGTTACCAAATCTAGCGCCGATGACTGGGATACCAACTGCTGGCACACCTAGCATGTTTACCAATGCTGAAGCAGGCGCTGTCATGTACCAGATAAATGACGCATTAGATAACGTAGAAGGGATTGTGCCTGTGTCAGGCGGGTCCATAATAAAGTCTAAGCGTTTTTCTAACTCATTAATATAGTCACGCAATACCTTTTTGTCTTTAGGTTCTTGCCCGTCCATATAACCACGAGCTGCATCAACTAAGCTGTATAGCTTAGCGCTGTGCTTAAACCGAGAATGCTGGTAAGCCATGTGGAACGCAGATGAAGTAAACGCACGCAACATGTCTGAGTTCATACCCTGAATACCTTGACGGTTCAAGAACATCTTACGTACGCTACGGTCTGGCAATGTCATCAAGTACAGCTGCTCAAGACTTTCTTCTAAGTTCTGCTGGTACTTATCTTTAGTAGTACCCTCGGTAGCACGAATCATTTTCTTTAAGTCTTTTAAGAACTCAAAGTCTTGGATGTTGGACTCAACCATCTTTCTGACGTTGTTGCCCATGTCCATTTCTTTTGTGCCTTTTAACTCTTCTTTACGCTTAGAGGCAAACATATTGCGGTCAATAGCAGACTCAAACTGGTAGAACTCTTTGTCTTTACCCTTACCAAACTGCAACCAATATCTACCAAAACGACGTAATGGGAAGTATGGCTTAAGCACGTGCTGACTAAAGTGGTCTTTAATCTTTACGTATTCTGGATGGTTAGGGATATTGGCATCGCTTACGCCTTCAAGTCTTAAAGATTCGGCTTTGCGTTGTAAGATAACCTCGATGTATTCCTTCAAACGTTTCTCGTAGAAGCTCTTAACCTCGTTGTAAATCTGCTGCCCTTCTGGACCAATCTTATTCCAAGCAGCGTCAATCGGCCCATTGCCTGACTTGCCATTAGTTAAGCTTGGGTCAATGCCGTCAACAGTAGCATCAATCATGAGCAAATTTAGCTTCTCGGCTAACTTAGGGAAGTTGCTTTGGAACTTCTGCCACTTTGTGGTTATCTCACTAGTCGTGTTAAGGATGGCGCTTCTATCCTCAAGCATCTTTTCTGTCTGGTTAATGAAGCCCTTAAACTGTGGTAGCTTGTGCCCAATCATGTCTTGCAACTGGCGAAGAGTAAACGCACCTAAGAAATGCTGGCGTGTTGCATCCTTCAAACTATCTAGCCAGAACGGCATAGATTCTTTCATAAAGTCCCAGCTTGGACGGTTGCTGAAGGTGTTAGACACCATTCGAGCTATACCTGCACCAGAATCCCCAACTTTACGAGAGCCGGTTAAAGAGCTAAGCATAGACTTATTTGCACTCAGAGCAGCTGCGTTAGGTGTTAGAGAAGGAGGAGCTTGCAAGATTAAGTGAGTGTTAGCTAGGGTATGCCCAAGCACGTTATCAAACCCGACTAGCTTAGAGATTAAGCGGATAAACTTATCCCAGAAAGAAACTGCACCGTCGTACTTAATCTGCGATAGTTGTTCTTGGAACTGACGGTTAGACATAGCCTCGGCTACAAACTCATCTAGGTTCTTAATACCATAGGCATACATAGAGTTAAGGCGTGCTTTACCTTCTTTAGAAAGAACAACTTCTACAATCTTTTCTTTGCCGTCTATTATCTTTGTTTCGTAGCGAGTCGGCGTATAGTCACGTGCTTTCTCCCACAACTTATTGAGTTCACCTACAGCTCTTTGTTGCGCTGGGGTTAGCTTAGTAAAGTTGTCTGGGTTTAGCGCCCAAGAAGTAGCGGCATGAGTAACCTCATGGATGAACGTATAGTTAGACGCACCACCTAGGTTTGTGTTTAAGTTAATGGCATCTAAATGCGGGAAGTAAGTTCCCGGTGTATCTAGGAGGTATACACCCTCTTCGTATGCTTCTAACAACACATCTATCTGACCGATAATCGGCTCAATATCTACGCCTTTAAACTTGCCAGACTTCAACATCTGCAGTGCTAGGTATGTATCACGGATACCTTTGCCCTTAAACGCTGTGTTGTATAGCTCAGGGTACACCGCCTCAAGTAGCTTATCTAGCTGTGTGCGTGTATCGCCGAACTCGGCGTTGATGTAGTTGCTAACTAGTTGTTCTTGCCCATTAAACTGCACAGATGTCGCTAGTGGTAACTCAGCCAAGCGTGCCGCAGCTCTACCTAAGTAAGTAGACTTATCTCCAGCTAAAGCTTTTAACGCACCTTGGATGTCGTTGCGGTCAATAAACTCTTGTACGGCTGGGTGCATTGGGGCAAAAGAAATAAAACCTGGGCGGGTAAACTGACCCATACCAGGCTGAACAGTTGCAGTTCTATCAAATCCTTCTTCTTTACCAGACGGCGCACGAGAGATACTTGCTACATACGTAGAAGCTACCTCTGGTTTTCTTCTAGGCTTTGTGTCTCTAGTCTTATCAGCAAATCTTTCTCCACGGCGAGTCATGCGCTGGAACTCTTTTACCGTTGCCATAAAGCGTCTGTATTGTTGCTGAGGTAGGTTTTCTTCTACCCACGTTTTAAACAATTCGGCGTTTTCTTTGGTCTCACCTTTACGGATTGCACCTTTAAACTTGTCGTCTATTTCTACGCCTAGGTCGTACGCTGCAGAGCGCATAGACATGTTGTACGGGTCAGCGCCAACTACTTTTCTAGTGAAGTAGATATAAGCAGCTTTCTCTTCTGGGGTACGCTGGCTGCTAGGTGTTTTCTCTAAAGTAGTCAACGCCTGCATAATACGTGGCGTCATTTCCTGGATACTCTTGTCCGTAAACGGAACTGCTCCAGTTTCTTCGCCGAGCGCATATTGTTCGTAGCTAGTAAGTACGTCGTCTAGCTGTGCACGGAAGTCTTTAATACCTCTAACGGTATTTAACTTAGGGAAGTTTACTAACTGAGACAACGCCATCTTCTGCTGCTCAGCATTCATTTGAGGTAACTTAGCCAATACCTCTGGTATAGAAGCGCTAGCACTTTCTGGGGTAACACTGGCTTTATTAAAGAAGTCGTCTATTAAAGCAGACTTTAATTGCAATTCTCTATCTGATAACTCAGCGGATACGTCTGGTACTTTAACACCAGGAGCTCTGCCTTGAACCATCTTTGCAGGTTGGCCGAAGAACTCACGCAAGTCCTCAAGCATACCTTTAACTTCAGAGTTGTAGTTTGTAACCTGCTGCGGCGTAGCTGTGTCTGGCTTTAATGCACTTAAGAAGTTTGTAACTGCATCTAATGGGCGGTTAGTATCAGCAGCAAAGTTAAGCTTAGCTCTAGGGATATTATCTGCAATAGAGCGTTCCGTAGTTTCATCTGCTTGACCAAAGTCAAACCCACCTTGAGAAGGTGCAGGTAGTGGTTTAGCTACAGCAGGGGACGCCTCTAATTGCTTAAGTTCAGCGTTTAATCGTTCAATGTATTCGATAGCACCAGGAATGCGGTCGTCATCTGGGTTAATCTGAGACTCTTCAATAACAAACGCCTGAGCTTCTTTAATCTTAGCCACTAACTCTTGACGTGTTGCTATCTGCTCTTCAGTTAATTTAGGTGGCGCTGGAGGCGGAACTGGCGGTGCTGTTTCAGAAACAGGTGGTGTTGTCACTGCCGCAGGAGTTTCCTCACTAATAGCTGGTGCACTACCTTGTTGGTCAAAGTCTAATGTAAACTGCTCTGTAGCTTTTCCTGTTCCAACATCGCTAGGAGGTATCTCAGTTCCTGCCACGTCTCCTTCGGCAACTGGAGTAGTTCCTGGGGCGGCTCCGCCTGATTCGTCAAAACCAGGAAGGCTAAGCTGACGAGCTCCGGTGTCAAGTCCAATTCCTGCATCTGTGCCTCCGGCTTGTTGAAGTGCGGTAGTGCCAGGAGCAGCAGCTTCTCTAGCTGCAGGTAGTTCTGCTCTGTATCCACCATATGTTTGTGCTGCACGAGACCCGCCACCCAAGCCACCACCAACTGCGGCTCCGCCGAATAGCGCTTCTATGTATTCACTCTTAGCTTCTTCGTCGTCTAAGGCTAATCCTGCCTGCCAACGCTCAGCAACTTGTTCTAAAAACTCAGTCGGCGCTTCTGCAATCACACCAACCGTAGCACCTTTAAGCGCACCTTTACCAACTTCTTTAGCAACGGTGCCAGCACCAACCTCGCCAAGTACTCTACGTTTAGCTAGTTCTGCAGTGGCTTCTTTACCTGCGTTTTTACCGATGCTACTTATACCAGCAGCAAATCTATCTGCAAAGTAGCCGAAAGGCGCAGTAGTTCCAGCAGTTATAGCAGCTTTAGCAAGTTCAAGTTCTTCTGGGTCTTTTCTATTTTCAGCTTGGCGTACTAAGAAGTTACCAAACTGTTGTACACCGTAAGTAGCAATACCAGCAATAGTACCGCCGACAGGTGTAAGGAACGGAGAAGTAGCTGCACCGACCGCAAGAGGGCCAGCCATCTGAGGAGCGGACTGTAATAACTGCTCACCGATGTAAGAAGGAACTTTGCCAGCAGCAGATAGTAAACCTTCTTTTTCGTAGATTCTACCGATGTCAGCAGCAGATAAAGTTTTGCTACCTTCACGTTCTTCTAAACGTTTTTGTTCTTGTATACCCTGCATACGAGCACGGGCTGCTTCAGTATCACCAGTTAGTGTTTCTTTGGCTAAACCTAGACCACCAAGCATCTCTCCAAACGACTCAATGCCTCGTTTACCTGCAGCAGCTAAACGCTCACCAGCGCCTAGTTCTTCGGGGTTAACCCTAGGCTGAGGAGGAGCTGCGCCAATATTTGGATAGGCAGATAGAATCTTTTGCTTAGCCGCAGACGGGTCAACGTCGTCAGGGATATTCTCTACCAGCGTCCCATCAGGTAGGCGGATACTATAGGCCATGAGGCTCCCTTATTTAATTGCGTTAAAGTCTATTACTTTACCAGGTGCTGCAGCTTGTGAGCCAATTACTCCGCCCGTTGTTGGGTCAACGTTATATCGTTGATAAACAGCTGCAAGCATTTGAGCAGCTTTTTGCCTATCTTCAGGCTTCTTACTAGCTGCTAGCTGCATATACCCACCAGGAGTCGTATCTTCTTTAAGCATCTTGATAGCAGCGTCGGCTTTAGTTAAACGCACTAAGTCTTCATCAGCGCCTGAGTAGGCCTTGCGGAATGCCTCAAACGTTGGTTTACGACCTGCAGCTACTTCACCTTCAGCAAACTTAGCGTACATCTTCTCAAACTCACCAGGTCGGCTAGCAACTTGAAGTCTGTTCTTACGGTCTTCAGCACTTGTATAAAGTTTCTCAGCAGCTTCAAGGTCGCCACGAGCCTCAGCGCGTCTAGCTTTCTCAAGGTCGGCTTGTACCTTCATACCTTCTACTCGCATTCTATCTTGCTCTTTACGAGCTGCGCCTTCACCTTTAGCAAATCCGCCTAGAGCTTCTGACGCTGCTCCTAGCATTGGGCCTGCAGTAGAACCAAACTTAGCAAAAGCTTCAGCCATGCGCAAGTAGCGGTCGGCTTCGCTTTGTTTACCTAAGCCAGCTTGGCGTTCTTCCAAAGCTTTCATAAGCGCTTCGTTCTTCTCACCAGGACCATCAATGCCTAGACGTTTTCTACGAGCTGCTAATGCTGCATCAATACCTGTTTCGTCTTGGTTAGCCGCTAGTGCCCCTCCTGCTGGTGCAGCTGCTGAAGGTGGTAGGTTTGATTTTGGTTGGTTAGCTCTTAGTGCTGCACCTAAACCAGCCTCTTCTCTATCAATAGCGTCTGGGTCAAATTTAAACCCAGCTTGCTGTTTAGCTTTAGCCGCTTCGGTTTCTTTACGTACAGCAGCTTCAGCCTTTGCTGCAGCTATGTCTCGGTCATCTTTTTTCTGCTCTTCTTTTGACGTCGTAAACATGCCACGCTTGGCATCACGCGCATCTGAAGCTTTTCTAAAACCAACTGCTTGCTCTTCTGGAGACTTATTAACAGCTTCAGTGATTGGGTCATACACAAATTTCTTGTATGCTCTAGCGCCGCTTTGAATTGGGTCAAAGTTTCTTAGTGTAAACAAATCACTAAATCCCTGTTTAATAGCTTCATTGTTAGCACGGATTTTATCTAATTCAGACATTTCTTGGACTTGACTACCATCTTCTCCGTTAAACGCAATGATGCCGCCACCAGCCATGTTAGTCATTAGGCCGCCAGTATTTGCTCTAGCGATACCTTCTTCACGCATGCGCTCCATAATCATTTCTTTAGCTTGCGGGCTTTTAGTTTGGGCTAATAACGCTTGTAGACCTTTAGCGCCACCTGCATCACCAATGTTATCAATTTTATTTTCTAAGCTAGCTCTAACTCCACCACCAGATGCGTACTCTTTAATAGCGCCACCTTCACGCTTCATAGCACCGTATAGTGATGCGCCAGTACCTAATAAGCCAATGCCTTGTTGCAATGCGCTCGGCTGAGCTTGATACTGCTGAGTAGACATACCCTGCATAGGTAAGCCACGAAGCAAGTTGGACATAGTCGACAACTGCATGTATGGGTACTGTTGAGCAGTAGCGTAGTCTTGAATAGCCTGATTGATAATACCTTGTTGGTATTGCTGCTGTTGCTGACCAGTTTGTTGTTGGAAGCCCATACGAGCTAAATCGGCTTGCTGTTGTGTGCTACCTAAATTACCTAATGTAGACGCGGCTTGGCCTGCTCCAGCGTAACCAGCTTGTTGTGCACCAACACCTTGGAGGCCTTGGCCGATACCCTGCATTCCAGTCTGAACACCTTGCAAGCCTGTTTGAATACCTTGCAAACCTAAATTAGCACCAAACTGCTGGGCTTGCATAGCCTTATCAAAAGCTGACTGAGACCCTTGAGCCTGAATGTTAGATAGATTAGATAGTAAATTCTTTTCACGTTCTGCTTGAGCCAAAGCTTGGCGAGCACCACCATAAGTACCTTGACGAGCTGCACCTAGATTAGTTGCTTGTTGAGCTAATTGAGCTTCGCGTACTGCCGCGTTCTTAGCAACATCTGTAACAGCTTGTTGATAAGGGGACATATAAGACTGCATTGCACGTGGGTCAGTTACTTGTTGAGCGTACTGTTGCCCCGCGCTAAACGCTGGAGCTGCGGCTGATGCACCTGCCAAACCTAAACCAGCCCCTTGCTGCCCGTACATACCCGCTTGTTGCGTAGTGCCTAATTGCCCCATACCAGACATAGCAGCTAAGCCAGTAGCTGGAGCAAACTGCCCAGGAGTCTGCATCTGCCCGGCTTGGTTATATACACTTTGCTGTAGTCCTGTAGGTCCGGCAAAATAATCTTGTGGGTTAGATGAATACGGTTGATATGGCTTAAAGCCTGTAATTTGGTCACCACTAGTTGTGAACAACTGATTCTGAGCAGCGCCCAGCATGTTCATTACATATGGTTTAGCGTATTCAGGTAGATTAGTCTGATAAGCTGTTGTTTGTGTTGGACCACCACCGCCACCACCTTTGCCACCTTCTAATGTAGCCGGAGCACGGCCAAATCCACGCTTCTCAAAAGCGCGTTCAGGTAACATATCAAAGTGTGCATTAAGCCGCATGTTTTAACTCCCTAATCCATTTACAATCGGCTTTGTTCATCGTTAATATCACAATGTCGCCGCCGTTATCGTGAAGACCATCAAATCTGATTTCTTCTTTAAATCCTAGTTTTACATCAAAGTTCATAGCTTTTTCGTTTTTACTGTTTACTAAAGCAAATGTTTTTTCAACACCACAATAGTTAAACGGATAATCAAACGCAGCTTGTACTAAACCTCTGTTAATTGGTTTACCGCATAAATTTACAACGTGCATTTGGCATGTTTTGCCTATAAACGCAGTATACCCAACTACCCACTCAATTTCATTACTTTCATTAACCCAAAATATTGCTTTTAAATCCCCACAAGGTTCGACGCCAACTTCTTTTAGCAGTATGTTTGCTGCTATTTGTAGCGCTTGTGGGTCTAAAGCCATCTTTATCATTCTTTAAGAATCCTGCAAAGTTCTTTAAAAGTAATTTCACCGCGTTTATAAGATTGCGCTGCTTTGCGTTGTTTATCAATTAGACCACCAGCACGCTCACCGCCGCCATCTCCACCGCCGCCACCGCCGCCGCCATCTCCACCGCCGCCATCACCACTACCGCCACCACCATCACCACTACCGCCACCACCATCTCCACTACCGCCACCACCATCTCCACTACCGCCACCACCGTCACCACCACCGTCGCCACCACCGTCGCCACCACCACTATCTGGTAAACCACTGAATACATCACTAACTTTTGGCTCACCATACATCTTAACCGGCGTAAAAGTTGTTGGGACGTTTGGCCTATTAGCTGCAGCTGCTTGTAATGCTGCTTGTAAACCAGAGTCCAAGTTATTATTCGGCACTGTTTGTGTCCCAGCAGCTTGCTGAACTGGCGCTTGTCTTCCAGCGATATAGTTACCTAGTGCTGTTATGCTGGCTAAATCATTGCCCATAGAAGGTAAAAGCTGACCCATTTGTGGCATGTTTTGCCCAAACTGCTGCAAGTACGCTTCGGCGTAAGGGTTAGTCCCCGCCGCGCTAGGTTGGTTCTGTGGGGCTGGGTTAGCGTAATTAGGTGTTTGAGCTGGTAGCCTATATACTTCACTTGTTCTAACAGGTGCTTCTCCAACAGGAGTTCCACCTTGGGCTCTAACTTTGTTTGCGTCATTACGCGCAGCGGTATCCCAACCACCAGCCTCCATTGCGCGAAATAAATCTCTAAATGACCCACCCATAATTTACTCCTTAAGCCGGCATGTATTTATCTGCTTTAACCGCTGGCGCTTGTTTCTTTTTGCCTGTACGCGCAGTACGTATCTTATCCATCATGCTATATAACTTCTTAGCGCCAGCATCAGTAGAGCCATTACCAAGATGCGACACAACATCAGCAGGGACAACAAACTCACCGTCGGCTAATCTAGCTGGCTGCTTACGGCCAATAGTGGCAGGGATGCTATCAGACATACCATCGCCAGGACCTTTAAGCATTCTTCCACCATCTGAGTAGCCCCCTAAAGAACCACCTTGTGCCATAGCTAGTTCACCTAAACCACGCACTTGCGGCATCTTAGCTTCGTAATTTTTAGGCATGTTAGCTGCTTTGTTAATCTTAGCCATACGTTTTTTAGCCGCGTCATAGGCGCCTAAGCTGGCTGTGTCATCGTCAGTATCTTTATAAATACCATCACCAAGACTCATAGTCTTCATCTTTAGGTCACCACCAGCTGCATAAGCTGCAATACCACCAGAAGCCATACCTACATCACCCATAGGTTCATCGTCGTAAGTGCCGCCAGAAGACATCATAACGTCACCACCAGCTGCATAACCTAAGCCAGTTGGTCTGTAATATGGTTGTGGTTGGCGCGGCACATATCCACTAAAGTTAGGTGATAAGCTATAACGATATGGTGCGCCTTTGTAACGCTCTTCTTCTTCAGGTGCGCCTGGAATTGGCGGTACTTCAGGGGTCATTGCATTAGCTACAGTTGCGCCGAGAGCTGGTACAGAGCCAGTTGGCATTGCGTTGTACATTTCTTTACCGGCAGTCATTGGGTTTGCCGCTACGTTTTGAGCACCCGCTTGCATATTAGCGAAAGAAGGGGCTGCGCCTTGCTGATAAGCGGTAGAGAAGTTTTGTACTTTGGTCGGGTCTAGAGGGGTTTGCCCTATGTTTGCGGCATCAAACGAGTTAATACCTATTGAGCTACCTACACCGGTATCAGCTGTCAATGCTCGTGTCATTCCTTCTGTTGTACCCATAGTAGCAGCATCTGAACCAACTGCACTGGCACCAGATTCTAAACCAGCTGCAGTACCACCAACGCTAGACAAACCTTGAGCCAACCCAGCGCCACCATAAGCGCCTAGACCAGCCATTAAACCTTTACCAATATCGCCCGTGCGTATTGTCTCAAATCCACCCGTTGCTAGCGCAGCGCCCATAGGGCCTATGAATGGAGTTAAAGCAGCACCAGCTATCATAGGCAGTATCTTCTTTAAAAAACTAGCCTCGGCTAAACCTGTATCAGGGTTAATACTTAGTGAGCCGCCGTGTGCCATTGCAATAGCTTGCAGGCCTTTTACTTCGCCTGGAGACATGTGGACAAGCATTGAATCGCCATCGCGACCTTTAGATGCTAGGTGTTTTGCTGCATGATGTAGGCTCATTTATGCCCCGCTGGGTTAATTATGTTGAATATTATCATGTTAGACAGTTGTTCCGCTAGCGTTTTTCCACACTGTTCCGTTATACCAAATAGGAATACCTAGCGTAGTGTCATAGTAAAACTGACCAACCTGCAAACTCTGAGTCGGTCGGTCTGCAGTTATACCGGATTGTGGCGTAGATATAGCAGTTAAAAAAGCATCTAAATTGTTAAAATAAATACGTAAATTTTGGTTAAGTTGGTCGTCCCTACGCTGGTCGTACTCAGCTGGGGCAGTTGGCAATGCCGGGGCAACAAACTTTTTAACCGTCATCTCTTACCGTCCGGTCTAAGGTCTAAACGTGGGCTACCTAATTGCCATTGCGTATCTAAGCCAGTAGATTCTATTTTTAAAGCAACTTGACGAGCACGAGCTCTCATAAATACTTGGTCAGTAAACTGGTTAACCGTTGTTTGTATAACGCGCTGCGTATTACTTGCGTTGCTTTGATATGTGCTACCAGGGAAGTTGCGTGGGCGTATAACAAAATTAGCCTCTGGGTTATTAGCCGTAGACCCATTAAAATTAATGTCTGGTATTACACGACGTGTAAGCATCAACTGGTCGCCCTCAGAAATATCAAAATCTGAAGATTGAATGTACGCAGTTAACGGAGCAGCATCATCATTAGTGCCGTCTTCATGGTTAAATAAGTAGCTACGCACTAACGTATTGTCAGTGTAAGAAGCTTGTGGGAAATCGCGCAGTGGGCTGTCTAACCAAGCATTACGCTCAATAGTGCCGTAGTACCAAATTCTTTCTAAATGGTTAAAGATAACGTATGCGTTGTTATAGCTTGAGTTGGCTGTTGGGTACATCCACCAGACTTCGTTCCAACCTTCGTTAGTGCCAGATATAATCTGGTCAGCTTGGTCATAGTTTATGTTATTAAACACATGGTTACGTAACGTACAAGGTAAAGTTTCTACACGTCCTGTATACACATAGAACTTATCATGCCCCATCCAGAAGGTCATATTGTTAACAACAGTTACTGCGCGGGGTCCAATAATAGATAAGTTATCACCAATCTCTTGTAGGGCAAACACGTCGGTTGTACCGGTAAACTGTAGAGAACTTAGTGTAGCTTCTGTAAACACAAGAATCTCTTGCTTAGTCGGTATAGCACGAACAATTAAAGAGCCACGAGAAACACGAATAAAACCCGCTGAATTAGTTACTAAAGGCGTCCACATACCTGGGTCATCTTGCGAAGCCCAGCGAATCAATAACGGGTCAAAATCGGTAGACAAACCTGCGTATGGCTGACAACCAAAAGCTAGCAAATGCTTATCGTTTTGAGATACTAATGTCTGCATCGCTTTATTTGGTACGTCAGCTGCTCCAGCAATGTCTTCTAGTAATATAGCCCTAGTTGCTAAAGCTGTTGAGGGGTCTTGGTTTGTACCCCGTTCCCAATAGTAGATAGCACCATTACGAATGTTCATAACTAAGTTATTATCAAACTGGTCAAACCACCAATCTCGTTGAATCAAAAACACGGGGACTGGGCTACCTAAACCCCAACCAAAATTATCGTTCCATGTACTTGTTCCCCAGCCATAACCTTGGGTAGTACCCCCATTCCCAGTATCTATCTCAAAGCTTAAGTTAATACCTGTGCCACCGCCAGTAGCGGTAGATGTAGCATTTGTGCCAACAACAAAAGTAAACGCATTGACGTTTATAACAGTATCGACTTTATGAGTCGCGTTAAGTGTTGCCGCAGAAATACCGCCTACAGCAGTTGCGCCGGCTATGTCAATGTAGTTATCCTCAACAGCATTTGAGCCAACCGCAATAATAGTAACCGTACCAGAGCCATTAGTTGTCGTTATGCAGTTATCAGTAACAGGTGTGGTTAAAACTGGGTCTGTAGGGCGTAACGGAGTAATGTCATAGAAGTACCCACCTACTTCAATATATGCTTTTTCACTAGTCCCACAGGCTAAAAAGTTGTCGTTGTAAGACGTAATCCACCCGAACATCTGGCGGCAAAATCCAAGCATGTATTCTGAAGTAGCCTTAGCCCAACCACCAATTTTTTCTGGAAAACCCGAACGAAAGCGAATCTTATCGCACTCGTACCAACCACCCTCGTTAGAGTAGTTAGTCTGGTCTCTATTGATTCCGGGCTTAAATTGTAGTTTCTGGAATGGCATAATTTACCTCAGACGAATGGACGGGTGCCTGCACGGTCTATGATAAGCGTTTGGCCTCTCGGTGTCGAGCCCTCTTCGTTAGGAATACTAATATGGGTCCAAGAATCAAACTCACGGATTAGCTGGTCGTATTGTAAGTCTGAGGCAATAATTGCTTTGCATATCTGGTCTGGGGTCATACCAGGCACTTTAATGTCAGCAGCACAACCAACCATATGCTGGCTATTCTTAGACCCGCCCACGTGGGCATTGACTTCTGGACCTCGATAAGCTGAGTTAATCATAATCGGCTTACCACCAAGCACCTTTTTTACTTCTTCTAGGAAGTTGGCTAGGCGTACCAAATTCTGGTAAGCAATAGGGCCTGGGGTATTATCCAAGCCGTTACGGGCAGCTGTCTCGCTGGCGGTTAGTTCTTCAAGGGTGAAGTGTGGGGTTAGGTTCATTTTAATCCTTTAACCATGTCTTTTTGTTGGCTGCTATTGCTTGAGCCTAACCAGAAGTTATAAACAGAAGCAGTCTCTCTCGCTAATACGCCAAGTAATAGCATCATTACGTCAGAGCCTGTCAATGATAAATAACCAGTAGCTGCACCAAGCAACAAGCTAAAGAACCCGATAATCGTAACAACGGACAAAACCGCAGGCATTCTAGACCTATTTGTCATCTGCATTTTGCGTGCTGAATCGCGGTCAGCAGCGTCAACCTTAGCAAACTCAAGGTCTAGCTCTTTAAGTTTTTGAATACTCTCAGGATTTGTAGTCAGCGCTTGCGTCACCGCGTCAACTGTTTTATCCGATAAGCCAAGTTTGTCAGCAATCATAGTAACCGCCGCACCGCCTAAAGGACCAGCAACAGCCGTAGCTAAAGCAGGGGCTGCTGATTTAAGTATTGATATAAGTGCTTCCATTATTTCCTCATAAGCATTGATGATGCAATTATTAACATGGCTTCAGGGTCAGCGGGTTTTTCTTTCCAACCAACCGTGATTTGCCCAATAAATTGATTGTTGCTAGGTGGTACTGCAATACGGCACGTGTAATTAATACCTATAGCTTTATACCAGAGCCCTATTTCTGACTGTGCTTTAGGGTATTCTGAACAAGGTATCTCATCTGCCATTAGCTTAATAATGTCATTATTGTTAGCTAAGTTTTTACTAAACAAACCAACATCGTGGTCATCAAATTCTTTGTATCTTGCTTCTGGCGTATAAGCCCGTTCAACAACCCGTTTACCTAAAACAGTATTTACTGAAAATATAACAACTAAATCAGCGTTTGTTCCTTTAAATAGTAATCTTGACGCGTCATCATATCGGTCAGAATTCATTGTAGGCAGCTCTTTGGACTTCTTATAAGCCCCCAACATGACCTCTTGATTCTGCCAAATAAAGTAACCAGCAAACGTTAATACCGCCATAATGACCAACGCAAATAACCTAAAAGGGCTACTTACATAAGCTAGTATTTGTGGCAGTAAATCTTTCAATTATTGACCCCAGATTTTTGTGCCAATTGGTTTAGATGTTACTACGATACCTACTGACTGCTTAGGTGTAGATAGGTCAGCACCACAATCATTACACTTCTGTGCGGCAAGCTCGGCTTCATCCACGTCACGGCTACAGCTTGGGCAGTAGATTTCAATCTTGTGCGCTGGAGCTAAGGTGCCGTCTTCTAACTTAGTTGCTTCGTTTTGGATAATCATATTAAAACCTAAATAAAGTGGTTAACGAATAAGCGTCACTTTTAAAGTTTCCGCTAGATTTACCATAGCTTGCCATAACACCAAACTGTTTGCTGAAGTTATGACCTAAACCTGCTTGCAAACGCTCTGTTCTCCAGGCGTTATCAATCGAATCTCTGTATCTGTACTGCGTGTCAATGAACCATTTTTCATTAATAAAAACCAAGGAACCAGCTGTTACTGAGGTATAGGCAACGTTCTTATCCCCGCTTGATTTAGTTTTATTACCAAAAGCACCAAGAACATAAGGCATAAACATACCCACTTTACTTGAGTATCCAGTAATTAACTCTGACCTTGTTTCAATAGTACCGTTGTTTTCAGGGTACCCTTTTTGCTGTCCAGCCCCCAAGATAACTCCACTGTCAAACCTGTAATTACCACGAACTTCAACAAGCGTGACGTCTAATTTATCGTTAATGCGCTCGGTACCGACTCCCGCGCCAATTGTCCAGCTACCAGCAAAAGCAGGGCTTGCTAAAAACAATAAGGTTAATAATGATTTTTTCATGCTTGCTTCCAATCACTTAAGTTCCATATTCTTTCATGAACATAATGGACAACTACAAATAGGATGTTGGTAACAACAGTCCAAACTAAAGCATCGTTTGATTTTAAACCTAGCAACATACCAATAGCAAACAATATGACAAAAGAGAATATTCTCCATGTAACTGTCTTAGCTATAGAGCGAATCTTTTTATCTTTTAAACCAGTCTTACCCCACTTAAACATATTCCAAACACGCTCTTGTACGTAAAAAGATGCAAAACCTACCGTGTACGACAGCACAACAAACGTCATACCAAAGCCGGCGGAATATCCTAAAGCCAATGACGCCAAGAAGATAGAAATGGCAACTGCTGTTCTATATGAAATTGCTTTAACTAATGTACGTATTTTGGTATCCATTAACACCCCAAAGAGTATTTGCTGCAACTAAGTGCCTTTTGAGCGCCTAGACGTTTTTCAAACTTAACCGCGTCACCGTGTGTAGTGAAGAAATCACCAGTCGGTAAGTACCCATCTATAGAACCAAGCTCTTCGTGGTTATCACATACAGAGTCGCCAGACACTAGCAATTCATTTGCACTTGATAACTTTAATCTACCAGAATCAAATTTATAGGCATTTGTAACTTCATCAAATACTTTGTGTTCTGTGTACAAAACAGGAACTCCGCACTCTGTAGAGCCGTACAAATTTCTTACCCACGGGACTCCCCATGAGTACAAAGCGTCTATGTGCTTTTGTTCTACCTTTGATGCACCGCATATAACTAGATTAAATTTACTTAAGTCTGGCGTAACGTTGTTTGCTAGGAACGCTTGTATAACTGATGGCGGGAAAACCGCGCAGTTGCTTGGGTATTTATTAATATCGCCCAGTGTCTTTTGGGTTATAAAAGATATTTCACCATCATTTTTAAAGATAGGCGCCATGGCAACAAACCAAAACCCTATTGATGCAGCAGGTAACAGATTAAGAAAATGTATTTTATCGGCATCATTGACTGTTAGATGCTTGCTACTAGCTGAATATTCGTTTTGCTTTTTACCATGCACGACAAGCTTTGGGAATCCAGTAGTTCCTGTTGTATGAAAAAATATTTTATTTTTTAGGTGCAATGCCTTTTTGTTTGCATTGCTAAGTAATTCTATCTTTGTGTTTTGGTCTAACGCATGATTTAGCACCATTACATTACCGCCAACCTCTAACCATGCTTGATAAGCGGCTACGTGTTCTATGTGTTCTGGTGAATCAACCACAACCATTGGAAACTCCTTTAGCTTTGCTTTGTAACCATCTACAAGGCAAATAGGCGCTAAAGTTCTTATCTTACTCATTGGTTATAAATAATCCAAACTTCGTCTTGCGTGTCGTTGTCTATTATTTTTTGGTAAACAGGCACCACAAACAAATTCTTTACAGACTGCTTTACTGTATTAGATATAGCTTTTGCGTTATCTAAGCCAGTGGTTTTTGTATATAAGCCTGTTAGTGGATTAAAAACAGCAAAGAAACCATCTTCTGTATGTGTATCTAAATCCAATACAGTCCAAGTCTCATCACCATTATCGTTTAGTCTAATCAGACTGGCGGAAAGATTGTAACCACAGGAATTAAACAAACTTAGCGACTCTTCTTTTGATTTATTTATAGCGTCATTCAGTATTGTATATTCAATACCAACAACTTTAAAAGTATTTGTAAGCGTGTAGTTGTTATTCTCTAAAACTTGTGCCTTTATTGCGTCTGGCAAAATACTTTTTGCTTGTTCAAAAAATAAAGGATTATTAATTTCTAAAGCATTTAACAATTCATCAGTTGTTTTACCCCAAAAATTATGCTCATTTATCCAGGGTTCAGCATCTGTACAGCCCAATTTTTTTACAAATTCTTTCGTTAATATCATGATACTGCTCCATAAACTCTAGTCGTATCGCCTGAAGTCCAAGTTACAGAATTTCCGTTCAAATTAACTGCTTTACCACCAGCAGAACCAGCTTGCGTTGAGCCACCAGAACCGCCTACGCCGACAGCAGTGCCGCCGACACCATTTGAACTTCCACCAGCACCGCTTGTTATATTGATTGGTGAAGAACCTCCTCTGCCTACACCACCACCACCACTAGCTCCCCATCCACCACCGCCACCACCACCAGCGGCTGAATATGTAGCTTTAAAAACAGATTGAGAAACAGAACCGCCACCACCAGCGCCACCACCATTTCCAGATGTTGAGCCAGTACCTGTTCTATCTACAGAAGCGCCACCAGAACCTGGGAATATTCTACCACCACCTCCACCTGATGAGTTTCCAGTACTACCACTTGCGCCGATTGAACCGCCAGCACCACCAGCATTGTTACTATTACCACCTTGACCACCACCAGCACCGCCGCCAGCCGATTGCGAGCCATTTAATGAAGCCACACCACCACCACCGCCACCTCCACCACCAATGTACGCTGAACCATTTGTGTTGTTAATAGTTACACTTCTTTGTAAATTGATAGCTGGACCGCCAGCAGTACCCGTTGCTGATGGTGTTAACCCGCCACCTTGTCCGCCTTTACCCATAATGAATCCATTATTGGTAATCGTTATAGTTCCAGTACCTGAAATTGCGCCCGTATCAAATGCAGCCGTGGCTGTTGTATCTGTCCAAATATAAACACCAGAGCCAATTGTCAAGTTAACTGTGAAAGCACTTCCATTTGTAAAACCGTTAGCTTGCATATCCGCTAGTAAGTTGTAATTTTGAGTGCTGCTAGATATGGTTTTTGTTAAATTAAATGTGCTAGATTTACCATAAAAGTTACTTAATGAAATAGTGCCACTTGGTACGCCCGCAAGGTTTCTATAAGAAGCCTGGTTAATATTTGCTGTGGTTGTACCTGCTACGCCTAGTTCAACGTTGATAGCATTAAAAGATATGGGACCTGAGACTGGTAAAGTCATTTAATACTCCTTAAACAGAACCGTATGCAGTTACGTTACCAATAACAGTTAAATCACCAGCTGATGTTAACGAAGCAACGTTAGTACCGTTATAACTAAAATATAAAGTTGTACCACTTGGCGTAATATTCCATCCACCTGCGTTAGTTATCCGTGTAGCGTTTGTAGCATTAACCGCTAAACCTGTTAAATTAGCTGTAATTGTATTAGCTGTAAAGTTACCTGTGGCATCGCGAGCTACTATGGTCGAAGCACCGTTAGTTGCCGCTGCGGTTGTGTTTGCGTTTGGTAACACACCAGATACATTAGATTGTAAGTTGCAGAATGTAGTTAAATTTGTACCAGTACCGCCTTGGGCTGTAGCTAGTGGGGTGCCTAAAGTTAAAGAAGTTAAATGATTAACCGCGTCAACTACGTTTGCACCAGTGTTATACACCCACATTGTCTTACCAGCTGGAACTGCGATACCTGTGCCGGTGGAGTTTTTAACTGTAATAGCAAAGGTTAAACCGTTGTTAATTAAGTAGACTTTTTCAATTGCGGGAACTATCAAGTTCTGTGCCGCAGCAACTGTACCAGTTAAATTAAGTCGTAGATTACGCGCTGCTTGCGTGCTGTTTGTGTCTGTAAGCGTAAGGGTTACATCAGCGCTGGAAAAGGTGACATCAGCAGAACCAACAATAGCTTCTTCGAGGGCCGTACCTAAGTTAATGTTAGTAACGTTACCCCATGTACCTGAGTTTTCACCCGTGGCCATTAGCTGAATTTTAAGACTTGAATATGTACTTGCCATTTTTAATCCTTAAGTAGGTATTTCAACCCAAACTACTGCACTGCCTACATTAATTGTTGTCCAATTAGCGTTTTGCCCCGTAGACAACGTTGTCCAATTAGCGTTCTGATTAGTTGGTATCTTACCCCAAACTAACGCATTCCCCAATACCCCACGCGCAGAAACTCCACTTACTTGTACATTAGCATCGCCGCTTGTACCAGCTACCCCTAAAAATACTGTGCCTGCAACACCGGTTACAAATACATTCGCCCCAGCGGAAACTTCTTCTACGCCTAAAAATATTGTACCCGCAACACCGGTTACGTTAACAACAGCCTTACCAGCAACACTAGCAGTACCAGTTTGACCAGTACCTACAATCCCTGTTGGGAACACATTTGCTTTAGCGTCAACTTCTGTAGTACCTAGGAACCCTTGAGCTTCTAAACCAGTTACAAATACTTTATTTACCGTTTTTTGAGTTACTGTACCTAGCTCTGTAAACCCTTCTATACCAGCTAAGAATACATTTGCTTTGGCGTCAACTTCTGTAGTGCCTAAGAACCCTCGAGCTTCTACACCCGTTACAAATACATTTGCCTTAGCATCAGTTTCTACAGTACCTAAGAACCCAGTAGCTTCTACGCCTGTTACAAATACATTTGCCTTAGCATCAGTTTCTACAGTTCCTAAGAACCCTTGAGCTTCTACACCAGTTGGGAATACGTTAGCTTTAGCCGAGGTTTGGGCATTACCAACTTGCCCAGTACCAAAAACTCCTGTTGGGAATACATTTGCTTTGGCGTCAATCTCTACAGTACCAACTTCACCAATGCCAGTAACCCCAGTTGGGGATATGTTGGCAGTGCCTATAAACTCAGTCGGCGCAGATACTTGACCTTGTGCTTCTACGCCAGTAACCGCAACAGCTACGCTAATACCACTATCCCCTAGCGAGGCAAACGGGGCGCCAGCTAAGGGAAAATCTGCAAACATTATTTAGCCTTTAAAAGTTCAATTTCTTTTTTAAGCTCTACAACCTGTTTTGCTAGTTCAATTGCAGCTACCAAGGCGGCGTTACCGTACGCGAGGGATAAGGTTTCATCGCCCATTACAGATTCTGGCAATATTGCTTTCATGCCCTGAGCTGAAGCACCAACCTGACGTTCACCTGTATCAATCCGTGTATATGTACCGTATTTAACCTTAGCCAAGTCTTCTAGGAAGGTAGTCGGTAAGTTAGCCCAGTCTTTCTTAAGACGTTCATCAGAGTAGGCTGTTACGTTACTTTGGGCAGTAAAATTACCTGAAGTATCAGATTGGATACGGTATGTGTTTGTGCCATTTGACCAGCCGCCGAGCCTAAATACGTTATCTGTATCTAAACCCATATTAATAGCGTAAGCACCAGTTCTGTGGAACGACATAATACAACCCCCAGAACCCGCATTAGCCAATTCCCATTGGTCACTACCGCCACTAGTACCAACAGTAACAGTAGTGGTTTTAGAAATAGTCTGTTTACCGTTTACAGTAATCCCAGATACTGTATAGCTATTCCCTGTATTTAAAGCGTTTGCTGTAGTAGCTGTAGTAGCTGTAGTAGCTGTAGTAGCTGTAGTAGCTGATGTCGCACTTGTCGCTGTACTTGCGTTACCGTTTAAGGACGCTGTAATAGTATTAGCTGAGAAGTTACCTGAAGCATCACGTGCTACGATAGTTGAGCCGCCGTTTGCACTGGTTGCGTTTGAAGCAACTGTAAATGTGCTATTACCCGCTTGGTCGGCAGTAAATGACGCTGAGCCAGTAAGACCTGTACCAGATACGTTCATCGTTAACGTGCCGTTGTTAGGCGCAGATAATGCAGCCCAAGTAGAGTCACCACGTAGGTATGTAGTGTTATTAGCTGTACCAGAAGCTAAACGAGCTGTAGGCACTGTGCCGCTAGCAATAGATGAGGCATTTAAACTTGTTACCGCTGAGCCATCACCAGACACAGAAACAAACGCGCCTAAGTTAGCTGCAAAGCTACCATTAATATCACGGGCTACTATTGTGCTTGCGCCGTTTGATGCTGTAGCAGTTGTTCTAGCATTATCCAGAGTACCAGAAGTAATGTTGCTGGCGTTAGTTGTGTCTGTTGTAGCTGAAGCCGCCAAGCCTGAAACGTTAGCCGCAGCGATAGCAATAGCTACGTTATTAACTGCGGTAGCTTGGCCTTGAGCGTTAAATGTAATCTGTGCAACTTCACTAACTGAACCATAAGTATTAGCAGTTAAACCAGTGTTAGCAATACTAAATGTAGTGCCAGAAAGGTTTAAGCCTGTGCCAGCAGAATAAATTTGAGCAGAGCTAATCTGAGCAAATGTGATATTTGTTGTGCCAAAGACAATAGTGCCCGTGGTGTTACATGTATACGTCTCACCAGCGCCTGTAGCGCCTTGCTGAACAAACACAGTAGAACCTTGACTTAAGCCATTAGGGCTCGCGGTTTCAAATGTATCCGCGTCAGTTGCGCGAGTTAGCACCCAATTTGTAGACACGGAACCTACGTCAGTAACTGTGTAAATACCGTTTTGAGTCTGGGTCGTTTGTGTATAAACAAGCACTCGGTCGTTAACACTAACTGTAATACCATCAATCACAAGCGCAGCTTGAGTGCCTGCATTAGTAAGCGTTGCACCTACACCGTCTCCTGCACCACCTGGCTGATTGTAAGTAGCATTTAAGTTTGTTGTGGACTCAACTCTTACTGGTTGGTGAAAATGTATCGCCGCTTCGGACATAGTGTCCACGTAGGTCTTGTTGGCAATGTCAGTGCCGCTAGCCGGGGTGGTTGATATTGTTCCTGAAGTAAGCGTAGCCACGTTAATAGTAGCCGTGCCTGTGACGTTCATACTAGTAAATTGATTCTGCACCACGTTACCAGAAGCGTCTTCAAATACAGCTTTCTCAGATGGATATACAACGTACACATCTTTAACACCGGCAGGGAAACTCACTGCCGCACCAGCGGCTGAAGATGACAAAATAGTGTCTCGGCTTAGTGTTGTACCACTAGCCGTGTAAGTACCTATACCTACTTCCCACTCGGCCTGACCTCCAGACGAAATAGCGTAATAACACGTATTACCATCACCAATAGCGGAAAACGCTTGATAGCCAGTATCAGCACCCAATAAAGTTAAGGTGCCTGTACCAGTAGTGGTGGTAGTTTCTTTTACGCGGTCTTTTAAGACTAACGCCATTTTAAGCCTCTATTTAAGCAATACGGATAATCGCGCTTGATGCATCAAATGTTGGGAAAATAATAGTAAAGTCGCCCGCAGTTGAAGTTTTATCTCCACCAAAATCCAATACGCAAACAGCCGCATTAGTTAACGCAACGTTAGCATTGTCATTAGTAGAAGGTGTTGTGTTGTAAATTAATGCGCCACGAGCCGTTGTAGTTACGTTTGTGAATGTTAAATCCGCAAAGTCTGTAAAACCTGTACCAGCAGTAGCGTTAATATTTGTTGTACCAACACCGATGTTAGTTAGCGCCAAACCACCAGCTGTAACACCAGTAGCTTCGTCTGAACCTGTATAAGTAGTTGTATTAGCATCTAGTGAAGCTGAAGATGTATACAAAGCTAGCTTAAATGTGTCGGCACCAGCTTGAGCTGAAGGACGGAAATCGTGAACTCCGAGTAGTAATTGTGCCTTGAATGAAGTGCACATTGCTTGAGAAATAGCCATTTAAGGACTCCTTAATCTTTTAATAAAATAGTTAACTCAGGGTGACCAGCTTCTCTTAGACGATTAGCTATGGTCGTACGGTCTGAGCGCACCGCTTGTTGCAAATACTGAATTAGAACAATACGTAAGTTGCTCTTAAATGCTTCTGCTTGTTCACGAATCACTGGGTGAGACTTAGAACCTACATAAACAATCTTGTCTAAGGCTTGTTCAGCTAATTCTTCTGGAGTAAATCCACGCCCAGATGTTGAAAGCACTGAAACATTGCCGCCTATGAATCCGTCTACTGTATCTAAGTTCATTGTACTGGCACCCTTGCTTGCATTGTTCTATAAGTATCTTGACGGTCTTTACCTTCACCCAACTGCTTCAACTGCATTAGAGCTTCATTGTAACGGCCTAGATAGCCCTGAATTACGTCGGCTTCACCCTTCATGTAGGTGTACGCTTCTAATAAAGAGCCATAAAGTAATACTGAATCAAAGTTATTGCCCAACCAGCTAGTACCTGCGGTCACAATAGAATCTGGGTATCCAAAGTAATGCAGCTCCATGTTGTAGCCAGCATCGGGTGTTGGGCCCAAAATAAACGTTGTGTTGTCAAAAATAGCGTAATACTGCGGTGTACCTAAAGTATCTGGCGGTGGATAACTTTCTCTGATGAACTCTACGTCCTTATTCAACAAATAAGTTTGTGCCTGAGTAGTTGGGTGGATAACCGCTAAAGAGAAAGTAGACAACCAATCTGTCGGTACATTAAGGTATTTGTTACCTGTTGTTAGCAAGCCAGTTACGTTCTTTCTAAGTACAGGTAGCTGCACTGAGTTATAGATGCGCTGCTCAGCCTGCTGGATGAACGTATTAATCTGCTCGGTACCAGTAAACGTAACGGTGCCAGAACCAGTTGAACTAGTCCAACCTTGGTCTGGAAAGTCATTTTCTACATAACTTTTTATGGTTTCAAACAGAGTAGCGTAGTTCATTAGGGTTTACCCTTTAGGCCATTGGTCCACGTGCTTTAGTGCCTTTAGTAGCTGCACCTGTACCACGAATCTTTGTTTCGCCGTTCTTGTTGATAGGGTCAAAACAACCCTTGGTATAACCGCCAACAGACATATTTACCTTGTCAACGCCGTTGCCAGGTTTAGTTACTGCGTCTTTAGCATTTTTCATCTTTTTACCATCCATAGTATGTGGCTCAGCATATACAGAAGCTGGGCCTACTTCTTTCCCGCCTTTTTTCATGCTGTAAGCCATAATTAACCTCGCTTTTGAGCAGCAACTTTAGCTAAGCCACGACCCATAGTTTTCATATCAATGTTGCGTTTACCGCCACCTGATGTCTTTGTGCCTTTGCCTTTTAGCGCCGCTACTGTTGGACCTGAATCACCAAGGTTTTTACCCTTAGTTTTGCCTTGTTTGGTGATACCATCTGCGCCTGATTTATAACCCATGATTTACTCCTAAGAAGTTGTTATTGTGACTATACCTACTTGTCCGTTGGCAAGCAAGGTATTTGGTGTTAATCCATAGTCGTTACCCAACCCAACAGGGTTCCAGCCCCATTGAATTACTCTACTACCCCCAGCAGGGAACCCGATACCTTGAATACTTGTGCTATCTGTTAACAGGTCTTGCAAACCAGTTGTACCAGAAACCAAATAGCTTAAGTCAGGACGTGGTTCACGTATTGCCTGTGGGTCGTTCACAGGGTACATACCTAACTGTAACTGTGGATGGTCAGGGTCCCAGCAAGACTTACATACCTTAATTTTAAAAGGCTTGGTCTTGACTGTCTGGGTACGCAACTCCCTTAGTTTGTAACGCTGGTCACAGCGGTCACATTGGGAAATTGCATTTTTACCTGACGCAAACTTAGTAGGCATGCTTACCTGTAATAGAACATGTTACGTGGAACAAACCGCACTGACGCTTTATCTCTATCTTCGTCAGCGGCTAACTGAAATTGTTGCTCGTAATCTTGTTTAAGCATCATGATACGGTCTGGGGACACTTCAGACTTTTTCATAGACATGTAATAAGCTAAACCAGCTACTAATGCTGGAAGTAGTCGGTATGGAATATCTTGCTCAAAGCTACCGCCAACACCGGCATCTTGCATGCGACGTAGTCTGTAATACACGAATGTGTACTGATTGCCTGGTGGGTTAGGCGTAGGCCATAGATTTACGCACGGTAGGTTCTGAACCGTAATAGATGCACCAGTTGTATGTGCTGCAGCCGTCGTATTGTTCTGCCCACGGTAGCAGTTTACTAGCTGATTGCCACTGATGTTTGAGTAGCTGATAGTCTCGTTGTCAATCTTAATAAAGCCCACAGAGGCTATATTAGCTGTAGAGCTAAGCGTAATCGTTGTATCAGTAGAAGAAATATTACCGACTAAGGTAACGGATGTTGCATTTTCCATACCTGATTGACGGTTGACATACATCTGGATTGGGCGTCCAGTTGTTAGTTTGTTTGGGATTGACATATAAGTCGGCTCAGCAATACGGCTGATATTGATGTCAATCTGGTTTGATGTGCTGCCGTTGTTTGTACGGATAACCGCATCAAGAATGTCTACTGTGTCGACAGGCAACGGATAGATTGGCTGCCCAGTAACCATAGCAATTGATTGTTGCTCAACTGTCCAAAGATTAATGCCGCGATTTGACCACTCCATGCACAACAAGTTCATAGAACGTCTAGCGGTCTTTAGGTCGTAGCCAGTACGTAGCTCTAAGCCACAACGCTCGAAGGCTTCCTCGACGATGTTGTTTAGGTCTAGATTAAAGGACGTTGTACCTGATGTGCTCATTATTTAACCTTTCGGTACGGCTTTACTTTTTGTTTAACACTCTTAGGCTGGGCTACAAACTGTTTTCCAGCTGCTTTTCCTGCTCGTTTTGCTTTGGTTGTTGCTGCATACTCAGCAGGTGACAACGCTTTAATTGCTTTTTCTGGCAAGTATCGTTCTCCAGTGTCACTTGAACGCTTCCCAGACTTAGTTGTCCACTTTTGAGCGGTCCAAGACTTAAGAGAGCGCTGACTTTTTGCAAGGCCACTCACTTACTTATACCCGCCACCAGACGCTTTATAGCGCTTGGCTAATAGTTGAGCCTTACGAGCACTCCACTGACCTGCAGCGGTGCCCTGAACGGCTGAATTTTTAATCTGGTTAAATATGGCTTTACGCTTGCCTGGTTGGGTATAGTTGCCTGCAGCATTTACCTTAGACTTAACTTTGCCACCTTCGGCATAAAGGTCTACATCATTAGGATTATCCTTGCGCTTGATTACCTTTTTACCAGGCATCTTGCTTGGATTGATTGCGCCCATACCACGACTAGGTCTCATATTAAGCTCTTGTCTTTCCGCGAATGCAGCAGCCATCCGCACGTTTAGATGCTGAAGAAACTTTACCGCCTGATTTGTAATTCATCTTCTTCATCTTATCCATCTTATCTGATGGTACACCACCGCCACCACCTTTTGGTTTAGCTAAAATTTCTTTCATCTTAGCTAGTTCAGAAGAAACTGTTAAAGGACTAGCTTTAACTCGCTTATCGGCGTATTCAGCATTTTCAGCTTTACGAGCCATAGCTTTATCTTTAGCTTCTTTATCTCTATCAGCTTTTTCTTGAGCGCGACGGTCCATTTCAGCTTCAAGCGCTGGATTGCCAAAGTTCATGCGTGTCTGTTCGCTAGATTGTTGTTTAACCGCTGCAGCACGCTTAGCGTCTTTTGCTTTCTCCGCATCAGCCGCTTCTTTGTAAGCCGCTTCTTTAGCGGCTTTTGCTTTCTCTTTGTCTGTAAGTTCTGGCACACCACTTAGTTTCTTTTGTCCAGAAACAGGTTTACCTTCGCCTACGTCTTTCATTGGCTTTTCTTGCTTTGGCTCTTCAGAGAATAGGTCAAACTGTTCGGCCATGATTACACCATCTTTCCACGAGTTTTACCTTTGATAGCGCATCCATCAGCACGTTTAGAGGCTGAAGATACTTTACCGCCTTTTTTCATAGGCATTGGAGCTTGACCGCCTTGACCTGGAACCATACCTGCCTGAGCTTCACGACGTTTCTTTTCTTCACGGTCGTCTAGTTTATTAGCGGCAATATTACCTACCAAACCTAAACCACGAAGCATATCTGGGTTTTTAGCAATTAGCGCTGTACCTAAACCCAAAGCACCTGATTTTGCAATGTCTTTGAACGCCATTAAACTATCCTGCCTCTCGTTTTACCTTTAACAGCACAGCCGTCAGCACGCTTAGACGCAGATGAAACTGTACCACCGGACTTCATAGCTTTACCAACTTTAGACTTCTTACCCATATTAGGAGCGCGTACACCCATCCCGGTATCGACTGGAGAACGTACTGGGTTTGTATCATACATTTCTTCGTCGCCAGTAGTAGCAATATTACGTGGACGAAATCCTGTTTCCTTTTCGCCAGTATCTGGGTTTTTACCAGTCGCAGCACGATACATTTTTTGTGCTCCTTCAGCAATGGCACGAGCTGGAGCCGCAACTATTTCACGGTCTTCTTTGTTCTTCTCACGAGCTAGTTGGTCAACTAAGTCCTGTGGCAATTCGTCTTTTTTAGCCATGATTACACCATTTTTCCGCGGGTTTTACCCTTGATTGCGCATCCATCAGCGCGGGATGAGGCGGAAGATATTTTGCCGCCTTTAGCTTTTTTAACTGGCTCTTTGTCTTCTTTATCTTTTACCGGACCATACGCCAAACGATTTTTAGCAGCGTGCATTGCGGCTTTTGGTAAAGATGATACGTACATTTTAGCAGTCGTACCTAGACCCTTTACTGCGTCTATAGCTGCGTCTTTATACTTACCTTCTTTAGCATTTTTAATCATGGAGTCGCCACTAGCTTTCTGTGCAGCTTCATCTTCCTCAACAGTTTCATACGCGTTGGGGCTGTATTTTTTAAGTGTTGACGCTATGCTGTTATCAACATCACCACCTTTAGCAAATTTACGTTTTTTCATTAGCAGCTCCCGCCACGCTTCATCTTAACCATAGTACCTTTGGTTTTACCTTTCATCTCGATGCCACCGCCGCGAGCCATTTTCTTAGGAGCGCAAGCCATACCACCAGACTTTAGTTTGCTCATGTCAGACTTCTTGCCACCATGCAACTGCTTCTCGTGCATGCCAACGGCTTTCTTGACAACCTTCTTGTCCATCTTAACGTCTGAATGTTTCACGTCGCCGCCTTTTTTCATGTAGCCCATTTTGTTCCTCACTTCAGTTGGTAGTTTAGCCAAGCCTGGATTGCTCTCAGCATCAGTTTGTTTTAGGGCACCGCCCTCTTTAAATTTACGACCTTTATCTGCCTTCATAAACTCTGCTCCTACGGATTTAGACACGCCAACTTTCTTGGCAAATTTAGGGTTGTTAGCCACAGCAGCCATAAACCCGTGTTGTTTTTTACTTGTGCTCGGCATCTTTTTTCTTCCCTAAAAGACCTTGAATAGTATCGGTTTCGTAAATGCGGATTGCTGTCCAGCATATAGTAAATAATGCAGCAATAGAAGGTAGCATTTCCACAAGAGTTCCTAATACAGTAGCGATAGACGCGGCATCAATAAGATGTTTTGTACCATCATTTAAGTCTTTAAAGATGTCTTTCATACCATTTTGCCTTTAGTCTTGCCACGAATCTCGCAGCCACCACCACGAACAGAACCGCCTTCTTTGCAGTTCCACGCACGTAATGACTTGTTAATGCGTGAATCTGGGTCATTCGCTGTTTTAGCTGAAGTTAACTTCTTCTTCATACCCTTCATGCGAGCACAGAAAGAATCACGGCGTGAGCCACCCTCTGGTTGAGGACGCTTAAGCCCAGGTTTCCCTGGGTTAGCTGCATTATAAGAAGCCCGACCTTTGGCATTTAAGCCTCCGGATTCAGACTTACCTTCTTTGCGAGTCCAAGCGGGCGACTTAGCCATAATAAATCTGTGCTGCGCCTAGGTTAGTCATCAACGCGTAGATTCCGTTATTTACTAAGACGCCTTCGCCTGGAATAATTGGTGCGTTACTAAACGTGTCAGTAGCATCATTTTCATACGTCATTAACCACCTACCACCACCACTAACATAAGCTGCTGTCGCCGTATTAGCTACAGTCCCGCTATTAATGTCGGTTAACGTAAATGTATTTGCAGTAAGTCTAGTAATGGGATAATTACCGTCCGTTGCTGCTACACCACTAGCCGAATTAAAATGAATACCAACAACATCGCCAGTATTTAATCCGTGAGCAGTTTTAGTTACTGTTACTAAAGTTCCTGCTCGTTCATAAGTAACACTTGATGTAACGGGGGCAGTTGTAGTATCAAATAGCACTAAAGTACCATCTGTACCAGAGCCATACCAAGAAACACCTTTAACACGGTTGCGCCCAAGAACAAAGAAACCACTTTGGTTTAAATGGCCTTGTTTTACGTCATATTGCATACCCATAATTAATCTCCTAAATTGTTAAGCGGGGCCGAAGCCCCTAGATTAATTAAGCAGTTAAGTTGTTGTTCTGGATGTAAAGAACAGTCACTGTAGCCGCGCCAGTAGTGCCATCGCCGTCAGTAGCAGTAAATGTAGCAATAACTTGAACATCTGTTGAACCAACATCAGTGGCTTCTGTGTCCAAAGTACCACGAGTAGTAGCTAGAGACTTAACAGAAGTTGATGGGATAAAAGCGTTTGTATCGCCTGAAACACCAACAACAACCGCAGCTGCGTTTGTGTCATTGCTTACTGTAGTCACGTTAAGGATAACGTCAACGATTTGTGAATTAGCTGGAACTGTAGCCACTGTTGTAACTGCTGATGCGCCAATGATGTCGATAACAGCTGATTGAGCCATTAATACATAACCAACGTTAGCTACGTCTGTACCTACTGTTGTACCTGTTGTGTTAGGAATATTACCAGCCTTGACTGGACCTGAAAAAGTAGTTGTACCCATTTTGAATCTCCATACAGTTAGGCTTATCAGTCGATATGGCGTCTGCCGGGGCAGTCTAATAAGCCGGTTAATCCCGGTTTTCTTAATATTACTCTATTTTAAATAAGTTGCAACTATTTTTAAAACAAAAAAGGGACCCGAAGGCCCCTCTTTCTACACTTGGCGTATTAAGCGCCTTGTGAACCGAACATACCCAATGGGTCTGAGAAACCGAATGAATAACGCTCACGAGCCTTGTAACGTACGTTACCAGTATCAAAGTCGCCGTCCATGCCAGTTGCCATAGGTGTACGAACAAAGTGCTTCATACCGTTAGGTACATCAGTAGTCAAGAACCATGCGTTGTTGTCTGTCAAGTAGTTGTTTACTGTGTAGCCTTCAGGGATAGAACCGTTGTTCTTGATAGCGTTGATGTCGTTATCAGCTGTACCAACACGCAATTCAGTCTCAAGCAAACGAGTTGCAACGAACTGTAATGATGGTGGAACAACCAATTTACGAGGTTTAGCAGCAATCAAAAGACCACGCTCGTCTGTCCAAGCAGCGATTTGAATAACAGCATTTTCCAATGATGTTTCGTTCAAGTCAGCTTGAGTAGCCGGAGTGTTGCTGTTAACGCCACCAGAAACTAGTGGGTGTGCTGTAGAGAACAATGCAACGCCATCACCACCAGCAAAGGCAGAGTTGAAGCCGTTGTTCAATACGTTAGCAGCTTTAACTTGCTTTGTGTACGCCATAGCGCGAGCCAATGCTTTAGTGTAGCGACCAGACAATGAGTCATACAAGTTGTCTTCGATAGCCTCTTCAGTCAAGCTGAAGCCTAAAGCGATAGTCTCGTGTGTATAGCGAGCTGTAAACGCTTCCTGTGCGTTGTCGTAAGCCATTGCAGAACCTTCGTTCTTTACTGGCGCGGCACTGAAGCCTGACAACTTAGTTTCTTCTTCGAACGAACGCTCAGAAGTCTCTGTTTCGTAGATTTCTTTGTGTTGCTCACCGTATGTTGCATACTCAAGTCCGAACAATGCGTTCAATCCTGGTAATAGCTCTTTTAAGAGTTGTGCGCGTGAAATAGCCATTTTTAATTAGCTCCTATTAAGATGCGTTGTTACCAAGTGTAACTTCTAATTGTGGCTGATTTAGCTTAACGATAACTTCACGGAAGTTAGTTGCGTTAACTGCTGTTTCAGGAACAACGTCGATTACACGAACTGGAAGAATTGCTGTGTTAGCAGCAGAACCTGATACTACTGACAAACCTGAGTTACCAGTCACGTTAGAACCCGCGCCAGTAGCAATTTCCATGTTTGTACCAACAACCGCACGTGTTACAGAAGTAACAACGCTTGTATTGCCAGAAGTAGTAACTGCAGCTTTAAAGGCAGCTTGTGGGTCCAATACTACATACGCAATAGCGCTTGTAACGCCAGTTGGGTAGTACTGAGCTTGCACAGTTTGACTTGAGCTGTTTACGTATTGGCAACCTACAAACACGCCCAAAGTTGGTTGTGCAGTAACGTTTGCGCCAATTGCTGATTTTTCTACTGTTCCACCGGTTACTAGTTTAACCACGTCACCGTTGTAGATTGCTGTACCGTAAGAAGCCGTAATAGGAATCTGACGAATAGCGCCGGCATAAGGCATGCCGTCTACGCGGTTGATTGGAGCTAGACCGTATGGAGCTGAAACGGTTGGATAAGCCATTTTTAAAACTCCTTAAAATTAATTAAATTATTTACCTTTACCAAACGACGTCGTAGATTTTTTCTCACTGAAGAGAGGCATCCGCGGGTCGTTGTCTTTCATAAAACTATTGTCTACAGCTCTCGTTTGGGATTCGGTAACGTTTGCATAATGGTCATTACGCTGTTGCACGAACTCCGCCGGAGTTTTGCATAACAATAATCCGCCAATCTCAATGTTGTCTTTATAACGACTTGAGGGGTCAGCTAGCAGTTTAAATTTAGGTTGTTCTTCAATTCGAACTGGCTCCCAGCCTTCTCTCATTTTTGCTGAGAGGTTACGTGGGTCTGCGTTGTTCAAAGTTGAAACACGAATCCAGCGATAAGCGAACCCAGCCTGTTTGTCTGGCTCAGGGAGAAGGTCGGCGGGCATCCACTGCTTTGGACGCTCTACTACTTCACGGGTTTCTAACTCACGGTCTAATCTTTTTTCAGCCATTTCGGGCCTCCATTTTTAAAAGTTCACGGGCATATTGCTCTGGGGATAGTCCAAGCTTTCGGGCTAGTGCTATCTGGCTTGGCTTCAAACGAATTTGTTTAGAACTCGTACTCCGCGTTGCCGGCGCTACAACCGTGCTCGGTTTAGATTTCTGAGAAGGTTTGGATTCCTCTTCAACTTCAACCTTTGTTTGTGGTTCCGAGGCATCGAAATACCCTGAAAACACTTTACGCATTTCTTTGTCAATGCGTTGAAAATATTGGTCAGTACCTGCATAGTTGGTGCCGTACTCATCAATTAACTCTTCATGCAGCCCTAAAGCATAAGCAGTCATGGATTTTTTAGCTCCAAACCACTGATTCTTTTCTGTCCACTCCTGTGTTTTGGCATCAGGAGTTACTGCTTTTTGCTGCAATTGTGGTATTTGTACTTCATTTTCTTCCTCTTGTAAAGCACTTGGTCGAAAATCTTTTACTTTATCTGACTTTATAGCAGCAGTGTTCAACTTAGCCTGTGCTTCTACGATTCGGTCGGAATCGCCAGTCTCTAGTGCTTCTTTGTAGGAACGTTTGGCTACTTCTAACTCTAACTCAGCGGCGCCTTGTACGGTTTCAATGTACGTTTTCTCGCCTGTAGAGTAAGCCTGCTTTAGCTTTTTGTTCTCATCAAAGAGCCTCTGAGCCACACGCACGGCCTCTTGCTGTTCACGCAAGGCTGCTTCTTTCTCACGGCGCTCGTCATGCCATACCTTCTTTAGCTGGGCTAGCTTTTCTTTAGCTTCAGCACTGTACTTATCTAGCTCATCTTCCTCTAGCTTCTGTACGATTTCTTTCGGCATTGGCTTAACACCGCGGTCTTCTGGAGGTGTGTCGTCCTCAATTTCAATCTCAATTCTGTCTTCTTCGGCAGAAACTGATACGTTCTTTTCTTCGTCAAGCTCATGCGGGAACTTAAATTCCTGCATTCCAAATTCGTTATTTTCGGCCATTTTGGGGCTCCTTATTTACGTTTGATACCACGAGGGTCGTCTACCGTACCTTCAACGCTGTCGTCGTTGATGATGCGGAACTCTTTGCCGTGAATAACTAATCTTGTGCCGGCGTTTGGACGGACAAGGATAAAGTCACCTTCTTGGCACCAGTCACCTGTAGGGAAGCGGGCCGTATCTTTGTAACAATCCGGACCTTTCTTAACTACAAATAAAACTGTTGTGAGAACTTCTTCGTGATGCAGGGTTTGGTCTGCTTTTAATAAACCACTTTCGTATTCTTTCTCTACTTCTGGGATTGCGCAGAGAATGCGATAACCGGATGGTCGTGGTAGTTGTGATGCTTTGTCGTCGGCTGTTTGGGGCACGACAGTATCGCCGTTTGAAGCGATAATTAGGTCACTCATCTGAGTTCTCCATGGTTGATTTGAGGTCTGTAACTACTAGACATGCGGCCTCAAGACCTCGTAATTGCCCGCATGAATACTTATACTCGTCAAAGGTCCCGCAACCACCCCTAGCAATAGCGTCTTGCAGTAGGTTGATGCGTTCTTGGTACTTATCGAGTAATAAATCTAGGATTTGTGAGTCCATTAATCACCTTTTTTGGTAGGTTTCTGCTGTTTTTGGACAGCCATTTGGGCTTGATTTCTTGCGATTTCAGAGCCAATTCTTAACCCTTCTAGCTGGTCTTTGGACGCTAGTTGGGCTTTATCACTAGCTACCTTAGCTCCAACCTGCATGCCAGCAATGCGCTCTTGGGCAGCAATGCGTTCACGCTCAATGTCTTGTTGGTCGGCTTTAGCAGCGGCATCCACTTGCAACTTAGTCTTCTTAATCTCAACTTCTTGAGCTTTAAGTTGTAACTCTTGCTGTTGCAACTGAATAAGTGGGTCTTGCGCCTGTTGTTGAGCTTGTTGTTGCTGAACTTCGGCTTGACTTTTCTGTAATAACTGTTGACCTGCTTGAGCAGCCATCTGAGAGATGCGCATCTCTAGCTCACGTGGGATGCCTTCATCCTCTTCACCTTCTTCAGTGCGAGGAATCTCCATACCCATCATTTGTTCCATCTGCTTCTTATATTCGAAGCCTAAGTGTTCCGCGATGTGTGCCTGCATAGCAGCGCCAATCTGTTGCGCCATCGGTGACTGGCCAACCAACTGCATAATCTTAGGGTCTTGCATAGCAGCCATGTGCACTTGAATATGCGCTTGATGGTCTTGGTAGTAGAAGGCCTTGATTGGTTTCATCATAAGAGCGTTTTGGTTCTCAGTTACTGGGTCTTCAGGCTTCTTGTCACCTTCTAACTTAATTAGTTTCTGAGCATTCTTAATACCCAACACATCTAGCATTTGACGATGTAGCTGAGCTAGGTCGTATAACTGTGGTGCTGACTGGGCTAACTGTAGGGCAGCTTGATACTGAACAACTTTCTGTGACATTGTTGCAGCATTAGGGTCGCTAACAGGGATGACGTCCACCATGTCGTAATCAGACTGCTTGGCACGGCGAGAGCCAACTTCTGGCTCGTATGGGTAGTCGGCTGGTGTGTAGTCACGAATAATTTCCTTAAGTAACTTAAGCTCTTGCTTCATTGAATAGTGCACGCGAGCCTGAACAGCTGACATCACCTTCAATGTTCTTTCCAAGATAGCCAATGTAGTGCCAACAGGAGAGTTAGCGCTCATGTCGCTAACCTTCATATCAGCAGCAGACGCAAAGCGACGGCCTTCTTCTACAATTGTGCCTAAGAGGGAGTAGAGGACTTGTGATGGCTCTTTATAAGGAAGAGGTAATACGTTGTCTCGCATTGTTCCGCTTGGGACGTCGACGTCTCTCCATTCTCCTGGGCTAATCGGCGTGTCATCGCCTTTAATTCTAAGTCCACGAGTTTTGAATCCACCAGGTAGATTAGATAAAGTACCAGCATCAACAAGCTGACGAATGATAGAAGTACCAGACTTAGCGAAGGCGCCAACGAGATGGATAAGACCAAAACAATAGAAGCCAAAGCCAGGTACATAGCCATAGTGAACAAAGTGGTTACGCTTTTGCTTTGTCTCATCTTCAGGGCGCCAATTGCGTCGTATTGATAAGATTGTGCTTGAACCTTTCTCAATTGTGACGATGTACGGGAGCGCGATACCCGTTGGGTTGCCTTCGTCATCTGTGTCCTCATATCCTGGCAAGTCTAAGTTAACTTGCATCTCTAACAACTTGTAGCGGTTGTCAGTAGTAGCACGGAAGCCTAGCTTCTCAGCAATTTTCTTCTCTACTTCATCTAGTGTGTTGTCTGGCTCACCTAGGTCAACGTCACGATAGAAGCCAGCGTACTGCAAGCGCTTTAGCTCATTCTCAGTCTTACGCATGACGTGTGTCACGCGGTCAGCTGTTTCTAGGTTTGATGCGCCATAAGGCACAACTACGTCTTCAGCTGGTACAAAAATAGAAGTCTCTCGGTTTAAACCTGGGTCAAAGTAGACCTTCTTAAACGCGTTACCTGATAGGCCAAGACCCCAACACATGCGTTCATGCTCGTTGCGATACTCAACCATCACGTCGGTAATTCTGTAGTTCATGTCATCCTGAACACGCTCAGCAGCGTCTTTCTTCTCAGGAGTCTCACGTCCAACAATCTGTGTCTTTACTGGGCCGGCTGCTGGCAATGTGCTCATCACAGTCTCAGCTTGGAACTTAACCAGAGCTTCACTTAATAGTGGATGGTACACGCCACAGGCGCCTTCCCAAGGCTCAGCACGTTCTTCAATCTGCATACCTAATAGCTCTAAGCCATCAACGTATGTCTGCATCCAATCTTTGCGTGACCCAACGTCATCGTCGTAGTCACCAATCAAATCACCAGCTAATTGGGCCAGTGCGCCATCATCTAGTTCTTCGGCAATATTCTCGTCAAAGTCATCTTCTTCCTCATCCTCTTCAATACGAAGGATGGGCATACCGTCAATGCCAATCTCTACAGACTCTGGGTCTTCAATTGTTATCTCAATATCAGGCTCTTCGTTATTTAGAACTTGCTCAAGTCCTACAGGAGCTGCGTATAAACTTTTTTCAATCGACATAATTAATCCTTAACTTTTTGCGTATGAGTCGCGTTTGTCTTCGTCTACCCAATCGTTACCAACAAACGTTGGTGGTACTTCGTTTAGCCAATGCTGTACCGATAAAAAGCAACCACCTCGTTCACCAAACAACCCACCATGCCAGGAATCTGGTTTAACTCTTGTGATGCTTTCGCCTAATTTTTGTTCATAACTCCATTCACCGTTGCACATAAAGTGAATGTCACCACTTAAAAATACTTCAAACGAATCTACGTTAGGGTGCACGTGCGGGACTATCTCAGAATTAGGTTTAACGTTAAATAACTCCACTTGGAACTGCCCTTGCCTGTATAAAACCACCCCATGTGTATCTTTGACATATGTTAAAGAGTTGTCTAGCGGTGGGCATATAACTCTATTTTGTAGCCACCAATGCAAGAATTGTTCTAAAACATCCATTAATAATACGCTTTCTTACGTCGTTTCCATTCCGGAGCTTCGTCTTGCTCATCGGAGTCTAATGTGATAAAGCCGCCTCTGCGGAATCTTAACAGGGCTTGTGTCATGCTGTCCACTAAGTCGTCATGTTCTCCTGATGGGAACGACGCTACTTCTTCAACAAGCTCTTCAGCCCAACTAGTAGCTGGTACCCAGACCCGTCCAGAAGCGAACATATCTGCCACGGAGTTAAGTCGGGCAATTTTATCGCTGCCTTTTGATGGCGTGTACTCTTGCACTGGTATGCCACGAGCCCTGAGCTCAAATACAAGGGGGGCTCCAGAAGCCTTTGCTTCCACAATAAGGGCGTCAGGCTCCCAT